TCAGGGACCGGAGAAGGTGTTTTTCTGATCGCCCCAGCTCAGTGGGAACGGCTCCATGAGTCGGGCGAGCGTGACGGCGCCGCCTTGTCGTCCTTGGAGAACGGCCTCGATGATGCCAGGTTCAAGCTGCGTGAGGCGCAGGATGCGCGTCATATAGGACGTCGCGATCTCCTCGCGCTCGGCCAGTTCGGCGATGGTGGCGAACTCACCCGACTCGAGCATCCGCTTCCAGCGGAAGGCGCGGGCTAGCGCCTTGACCAGCGTGTTGTCCGCCTTGCGGTCTGGCTGGACGCCATCAGGCAGCTGCATTTCCTTGCGCCCGCCGCGCTTCACGACGCGGAACGGAACGTGGAGCGTCACGGTGTCGAGGATCGGCGACCCGCGGGTCATGCGGCCGCTCCCATGACTCCGGCCAGCATCTCACGCGCGAGGCAGCCGAGGCCGTCAACGCGTAGCCGGACGTTCAGGCCATCCGTCCCGATGTCGACGCGCTCAACCAGCAGCGCCACGATGCGGGCCTGCTCGGCGGGGAACAGTTCGTCCCACAGCGGGTCGAGCTGCTTTAGCGCTGCGCGGGCGTCGGCCTCAGTGATTTCGTCGTCCTGCGCCCGAGCCGCTCTGAACGTGCCTGCCACAATCTCGGGCTGGCGAAAAACGGTGCGAAGCTGGTCGATGACGGCGGCCTCTATCTCGCCCGCTGGCACACGGCCGACCGGGCACGATCCAGCGCCATGTTTCAGCACCGTCTGGCTCACATAGTAGCGATACAGCCGCCCGCCCTTGCGGGTATGCGTCGGAGAGAAGGCCGCACCATCTGGGCCGAACAGCAGCCCCTTCAGCAACGCGGGCGTGTCGGCGCGAGTGCGGGCGGCGCGTTTCCGGGGACTCTCCTGCAGGATGGCGTGGACCTTGTCCCAAACTGCCTTGTCGATAATTCCGTCATGCTCGCCGGGGTAGCTGTCGCCTTTGTGCACGGCCTCGCCGATGTAGGCGCGATTGTTCAGCAGGCGATACAGGTACTTTTTGTCGATCCGATTGCCACGGCTCGTCTGGACACCTCGCGCCGCCAGTTCCCGCGCCAGTTCTGTGCCGGAGCCGATTTCGATGAAGCGGGCGAAGATCCAGCGGACATTGGCGGCATCGTCTTCCTTTACGATCAGTTTGCGGTCTTTCACCTCGTAGCCCAGCGGGGGCACGCCGCCCATCCACATGCCCTTCATCCGGCTGGCGCGGACCTTGTCGCGGATCCGCTCGGCCGTCACCTCGCGTTCGAACTGGGCAAAGCTAAGCAGGATGTTCAGCGTCAGCCGCCCCATAGACGTGGTGGTATTGAACGACTGGGTGACGGAAACGAACGTGACGTTGTTCCGATCGAATACCTCGACCAGTTTTGAGAAATCCATCAGTGAGCGCGACAGGCGGTCGATCTTGTACACGACGACGACATCAACCAACCCATCCTCAATGTCTTCCAGCAGCCGCCTCAACCCGGGCCGCTCCAGCGTGCCGCCGGAGATGCCACCGTCGTCATATTGATCACGGACCAGCACCCAGCCCTCGGAACGCTGACTGGCAATGTAGGCCTCACAGGACTCACGCTGGGCGTGGAGACTGTTGAATTCCTGCTCGAGGCCTTCCTCAGAGGATTTCCGAGTATATACGGCGCAGCGCAGTTTTCTGACGACGGGTTTGGTCATGCGCCCCTCCTGTGGTTTTTCAGCCCGAAGAACACCCAGCCGTTCCACCGTGTCCCGGTGATGGCGCGGGCAATGGCCGACAGGGACTTGTAAGGCCGTCCCTGCCATTCGAACCCGTCGGCGGTAACCGTGACGATCTGCTCGGTGCCCTGCCACTGGCGCAGCAGCCGTGTGCCGACGATAGGTTTCAGATCAGCGCGGATGCGGCTCTTCTTACGATCGCCGCCGTCTAACTGCTCGCCGAGGGCTTCGAGCCGTTTCACCGTGTCCGGCTTGAGCCCGCCATAGGTCAGCTCTTGAATGCGGTAGGCCAGTCGGCTTTCGAGATACCGGCGATTGAATGGTGGTGGCTCGCTGTCGAACAACTCGCGCCATTGCTGCTTCAGGTCAGGCGTCGACGTTGTCTTAAGTGCGGCTAGGCGCGCTGGGATGAGATCGGGTTTGGTCATGAGTTTCTCCGGCGAGTTGGAGTTGCATGACGCCATTCGTCGGCCGGATAGTGTAGGCAACTTTCTCCTGTATTGTCAGATACTTCTGGCTGAGTGCGCATCCGCAGGCGAACCAGCCCGATAGCCAGCAGGCCACACAAGTCGGCGCGGCGTTCCGCTGGCGTCATCTGGTCGGCTGGAAATGGATTGGGTCGTTTCATGCGGGCCTCGGGTCGGTTGTCTCCCTAGGCTTCTACTCATAGGTCTCGAAAATCGTCCCAACTGCTGGTCCAACGGTTGCGGCAATATGGATGAGAACATATTATGAATACTCATTTCATAGAAAAGGGGATTCGCGATGGCCGGAAATTTGAAAAAGTTCGTGAACCCCCGGTTCATCAAGACAATTGATCTGATACTGATGAAGGCATTGCTGACCCGTCACGAGGGCAAATTCGCCAGTTTCTCCGTCGATCTGCTTGATCAGGAAGAGGATGCGGCGCGCGGCGCGCTGCACGACCTCCTGACGGGAGCCGAGGACAGTTATCCGGAAGGTCTGCGGGCCGATCTCCACCGGATTGCTGAACTGGGCGACAGGCGGGGCCTCGAAGTTATCCAGACCCAAGCCGATCGTCAGGGCATGGATCTGTTTCCGGATATGAAGTCCGGTGATGAGGATGCGCCGAACAAGGCACATGATCCGAAGCACATTGCGGTCCGGGTGTTTCTTGAACATCCCGACCTGTTCGATGCCGCCGCTGATCACATGGCGATGCTCGCCGCTGATCGGCTGCACGAATACGCCGGGCGGGAACGGGGTGTCACGATCGATCTGACGAAGGAGAAGGTCGAGGCGTTCAGGGCGGCTGTGGCCGAGCTGTTCCGCGATGCGTTCCTCGGAGATTACTGCCGGGTCGGCGATTACGCCGATGGCGACGAGATCAACCTCGTGGTCAGTCACGGCTCCATGGTCTCGACCATGCCGGTCGTCGAGGGCCTGCAGGAGCGGGTCATCAGCGTTCGGCAGATTGCCCATGCCGTTCTGCGCTATTCCGAGAACACCGGAATGCTCCGGCTCGCCCGGATCAGAAAAGCCCACCAGCCGGAGATCGCCGAACTCTTCGCCGCGATTATCTTGGAGCGGCCGGGCTTTTTCGACGGTGATGATGCACAAGACCTCTACACGCTGCGACCGGTTGAACTCGCGGGCCCCGAATTCGCGTTTGATCATGCCTACGATCCCATGATTGACCGCGTCCTGATCATCGAGGCGGCGGCAGACCTGATGGTGCCTGGAAAGAAGGGATATCCGCGCGTGGCGCGGACGCTGCGGTCGCGCGACCTTGGCGGCGAAGCGCTTCGACATTTTGGTGGCACGCCGGTGTCGTTTGCAGGATCATGGCGCCTTGGTGAAATCGTCTTTCGGATCCTGTTCAAGGGCGATGAAAAGCGCCAACCGCAGGTGACCGTCAAACTGCGCCCGCCCGGCGTCGTGCAGTTCCGGCGCACCCAGCATGAGGCGCGGGTGATGTCCTTGATCGAACGAAACGGAATGACGAATGACCGAGACGATTTTGAGGTTGTTGACGCGGCTGAGTGAAGCTGGCGACGACGCAATCATTCCGGGTGAGCTCGCTGCGCCTTTCTTTGGCCCGGTCTTTGACCGGTTGCTGGCGAAACGTGTCCTCGTCGAGCAGGCGCCACTCACCGATTGGGAGGTCTGCGATGCGTGTGAATGCGGGTTGCCATTTCGGCCGATCCGGAAAGAGGGCGATGGATTTCGGGCTGAGTGTCCTCTCGATCGCCGACAGGATATCGATCTTACCGAGGACGATGTGCGCGTGTTCCGGATCGGCGCCACGGCGCTGGCATCCGTGATCGGCGCGGTGGCAGGGTTCGGCGCGGCCCCGAAACGCGCCGCGGAAAGGGCCTGGCGGCTCGGCGACACGCCATCGGGTCGGGCGGTGTTTCTTTCGCTTGAGCCTGCAGCCCTGACCGGAGACGGCATCATCGCATCGTTGCGCCAGGCGGCGCAGGGCTCGGACATCACGATCCTCGGACCGCAGTTGCCAGCCGAGGCTGCGCGGCGACATCACGATGCGGGCTTCCACGTGATCGAAACGCTAGAGGTGCTGATGCCTGCCTCGGATGGCCTCGGCGCCGCAATCAATGTGGCTGCTCTGTCGCCGGTCCCGATGGCGCCGGTGCTTCACGTTCGGAGAGCGACGGCCGAAGTTCAGTGGGATGGTCGCTCCGTCATTCTGTCGCGCCAGATTTTCCCGGTGTTCGAGCGCCTGCTCGAGAAGGCGCTGTCGCGCGATCAGGTCGCCTCCGGATCGCATGTCGAAGGCACGACGGCGCGCGAGGCCAAGGATCTGATCCGCGAGTTGCGCGACGCGTTCAAGGCCGCCGGGTTCACCGATGCCGAGAGCAAGGCACTGGTATTGACAGTTCGCAACCGGGGCTATCGGCTTGGCGTCCTCGCTTCGGATATCGTGGTTGACGGCTGAAACGCCAGTCCTCTTCACTCTTTGAGTGGCAAAGATATCCCCATCTCAGCCAACTTTAGCATCAGCGCTTCTCTCGAGATCGGTGCATCATATTGCCACTCAAGAAGGCGGACGCTGTTCGCCTCCAGCAGCAGTCGCTTTCGCTCATCCCGAACTTGTGCGTTCTTGAAACCCTCCTCGCCACCAAACAGTGCGACCGGCTCGTAATGCTGCTGGCCTTGATACTCCACTGCCAAGTTTATCTCGGGAATGTATATGTCGATCGACTGACGGCCAAGAAACCACGGGCGCCATTGGTGCTTGGCGTTGGGCCAAATCGCACGGATTAGGTCAAGAAGTGCGAGTTCAGAAATCCACCCGCTCGCACCGATCTCCGGTATAGATCGATCTCGGCGAAACGCGTCCTCTGCCAGCGCCATATGCCCCGCGAGCAGGCTCTCGACATTGGCGAAGCCGACATCGATGTTTACTGAGAAGATGCGTCCACGAGGCGCCGTAGAGTTGATGAACTGAGCCTGATATGCACGGTATGCAGGCCAGTCTGACGCGGGAGGCGGCACCGGGATCATCCCCTGGCCAAATTCAGGGTCAAATCGAATCAGTTTTGAAAGCACGGGCGGATCGTCCTGCAACTCCTGATCAAAGTAGGCCACAAATGCCTCAAACTCGTCATGCAGGCGGCCTGAGATGAGCGACGTCGCTGCGTACTTGCGAGCGATCAGCCTAACGTCATCGGCTCGGATCTCGCGATCTGTCAGAAATTTCAGATATATGACCTCATCCAAAAGGACCTCACGATCAGACCCTAGGACGGCCTCCACCAGATCCAACGCGTCAGAGAGGCGGTTCGCTTCCGTCAAGTTCAGAATCTGTTGCCACTTGGCGTCTGGATCCCAAGGGGGCGCGTCCTTCACGTCCAAGAGGTCCTGTGGAAGCCCACTGCCGTCGACGCCCCGAAACTGATCTCCCAAAGCACGTGCCTGCCAACTGTATCCGCGCGCCTGGTTGTTGTCCTGCCAGATCTTTTCCAGAGGAGTTGCCGCATTGCTGGACCACTGGGCGTTTTTGCGCTCCACATCAAAACCGGACTTTGCCGGATCACCGAACAGACCTGCTCCAATTGTCTCAACCAGCCGCTCGAATAGCCTTACATCATCTTGCCGAGTCCCAACCGAGACGAGAACGCGACAGGTGCCGGAGGTCTGTCGAAAAACGAAGGCGGCGTGCGACGCCAGATCCTTGGCGCGCTGGCGACGTGCCGCAGGCCCTTCCAGAAAATGAAGCCTGTGAGTTACTTCATCCGGAAAATCGGGATATATCAGCCGGACCGACGTAGTTGTCTTTGGTGCTCGCCTCTTCGGCGGTGGCTCGGGCCCATATTGATTCAACAGATCGCTGCAAAGCGAAGACAGCGATACGAAGTGAATCGCAGCGTTGCTTCCCGGCTCTCTTTTTGCAGCCAAGGTCGCGTAAAGCTTTTGCCACTTCGATAGATCCGCCCGATAGAACTCTCGGCTCATCCGGTTTGTAAGCGAGAGCTCGAATAGTTTCGCATTCCTGCGGAATTCGTCGAGGCCGGCTTGTCCTTTGTCGACCGGCGGAGGCTTCAAGTTCATGCGTTCGATTTCCAGTTCACTGCAAGCCGATGTTGCATCACCTGCGTGGCACTGTCGACATGTAGGCTCCAAAGGCACATGCGCCCCAAGCGCGATTCTCATTGGCTGACGGCTATGGGCTTTAATGGCTACTTGCACGAGACATTGAAGCTCAGGTCTGTAAGCCCCACCAACTCCCCACCTTATTCCCACCCCGTTCCCACCTGCGCGCCGACCGCATCCGGCACCTTGGGCTCATCAGAAACGATGACCGAGGCGCACAGAGATGCAGATCGAACTCTCCCCCAACGACATTGAAACCATCATCCGCGAGGCCGATGCAGCGGCGAGGCGACTGCGGCGGCGGCTGGGCTTGCCCGCCTGCGATCGCGAAGATCTCGGTCAAGATCTCCTGATCGATCTTCTGCGCCGTTTGCCAGCTTTTGATCCGGCACGCGGCAGCCTCGGCGCATTCGCAGGCCTGGTCCTGCGCAATCAGTCCTCACGGATCGCGATCCGGATGATGCGCGAACGCAGGGCGCAGGGTGGCGGGCTGCTGTCGCTCGATGCGCCCTCTGCCGGGGACGACCAGCATCCGCTCGCCGAGATAATCGGCGAGGACGAGGGTCTGTCGGCATGGCACGGCCAGGCGACCACAGCGCATGCCACCACTGAGCAGCATCAGGCCGTGCAAACCGCGATTTCACGGTTGCCGCTCGAGGATCGGCGCCTCTGCGTAGCACTGGCACATCGTCCGGTTTCGGCGCTCGCCTCCGAAGGTTTCGGAAGCCGGTCCGGGCTCTACCGCCGCATCGCTGATCTCCGCCACGTCCTCACCGCCCACGGCCTGGGTCCGGTCTGGGACGATGCGGCAGCGGCCTGAGTAGAGGGGAAAGGAGGAGATCATGTTCATGGAAACCACACCCTTTATCACGGTCCGCGCCAGCCGACCGCTTTCCGAGATCGAGCTCTGCGCCTGGGTGGCGCAGGCCGTTCCCGGCGACCGTCTGGAATACCATCGTGGCTTTCTGGTGCTCGACGTATTCCCGATGTTCTCAAAGCTGTCGGATGCGGCACGCGCTGAGTTGAGCAGGCTTGGATCGCGGGCCTTTTGGGCCGCTGAACTTGGACTCGTGCATCTCGTCCAGGAACGCGTGGGGCCCGACCAGTTCGCCTATATCGCCGTCGCCCGCCCCAAGCCGAAAGCCGCCTCTGTCTCCCTGTCCGAGCTGCTGCTCGCCGAACAGGGCCAGCCCTGCGACGCCACCGGTTCGAGTAGCAGGGCTGCCGCGTGATGCCCGCATTCCAATCCTTTTTCACCGATAACGGAGACCCATTCATGCCATTCCCCGAGAACACTCCCACGCCCGACGATCTGCCATCCCTCAGCGCGGCCGAGATCGCGGCGCTGCCGGTCGAGTTGCTGGCAATCCTGCAGCGCGAGATCGACGAGCGTCTGAAGCGCGATAAGGCCGCCAAGGCCCGCTTCGATGCTGGATTGGCTGTCCGCTACGCCACTCGCGCCACTGAGGAACGCCAAGCCACAGGCAAGGACACCGGCACCGTCCGGTTCGATGACGGCGATTTCACCGTGGTCGCCGATCTGCCGAAACGGGTGGATTGGGATCAGGATCGACTGGCCGCCATGGCCGCACGGATCCGCGATTCCGGGGATGATCCCGCCGAATATGTCGATCTCTCCTACAAGGTGCCCGAGCGCAAATACGCCGCCTGGCCCGAGGCGATCCGGCAGGGCTTCGAGCCCGCACGCACGGTGCGACCCGGCACGCTGAAAATCGAGATCCTCGCGCAGGGGGCCGACCGATGAGCCTCCCCATCATCACCGCTGATCAACGACTTGCCGAGCCGCGCGGCATCAAGGGCTGCATCTTCGGGAAAAGTGGAATTGGGAAAACTTCCCTCCTGTGGACCCTCGATCCCGAACGCACCTTGTTCATGGATCTCGAAGCGGGCGATCTTGCCATCGAGGGCTGGGCGGGCGACAGCATCCGGCCGCGCACCTGGACCGAATGCCGGGATTTCGCGGTGTTCATTGGCGGGCCCAACCCGGCGCTGCGCGACGAGCAGCCATACAGCCCCGCGCACTATGCCGCCGTCTGCGACCGTTTTGGCGATCCGACAGCACTGGACCGCTACGGCACCTTCTTCGTCGACTCGATCACCGTCGCCGGGCGGCTGTGTTTTGGCTGGTGCAAGGGCCAACCCGAGGCGCTGTCGGAGAAGACCGGCAAGCCGGATGTCCGTGGCGCCTACGGGTTGCACGGCCGCGAGATGATCGGCTGGCTCACCCATCTGCAGCACACGCGGGCCAAGAACGTCTGGTTCGTTGGGATCCTTGACGAGAAGCTCGACGACTTCAATCGCAAGATATTCCAGCCGCAGATCGACGGTTCAAAGACAGGTCTCGAGCTGCCGGGGATCGTCGATGAAGTGATCACCATGGCCGAACTGAAGGCCGACGGCGGTGATCCGTATCGCGCCTTTGTCTGCCAGACGATCAACCCCTGGGGCTTTCCGGCCAAGGACCGCTCCGGCCGTCTGGCCCAAGTCGAAGAGCCGCATCTCGGCCGCCTGATGGCGAAGATCCGGACGCCCGCAGCCCCGGCACCCGACCGGCTGACTTACGCCCCGCCGCCTGCCGATCCGGCTGGTGACAACCAATCCCAACCGCAATCCTGATCAGAAAAGGAGGTTCCCCATGGGTTCCTGGAACGATTTCAACGACGCGCAGAGCAATACCAACCTGATCCCCAAGGGCACGCTGGCCAAGGTGCGCCTGACTATCCGTCCCGGCGGCTTCGACGATGCCTCGCAGGGCTGGACTGGCGGCTATGCCACCCGCGGCTCCACTGGTGCTGTCTATCTCAACGGCGAGTTCACCGTGACCGAGGGCCAATATGCCCGGCGTAAGATCTTCACGCTGATCGGTCTTTATAGCCCCAAGGGGCCCGACTGGACCAACATGGGCCGCAGCCTGGTGCGCGGCATGCTGAACTCGGCGCGCGGGATTTCCGACAAGGACATGTCGGCCGAGGCGCAGGCGGCGCGGCGCATCGGCGGCTTTGCCGATCTCGACGGGATCGAGTTCATCGCCCGCATCGATATCGGCACCGATGCCAGCGGTGACGACAAGAACGAGATGCGCAGCGCGGTCACGCCAGATCATCGCGATTATGCGCAGGTCATGGGAACGGCGCCCCTGCAGTTCAGCGGCAACGCCGGACCGGGCAACTCCCCGCAACAAAGTGTCCCCGCAGCGCCGCAGCCAACCCAACCAGCAGCCAACCCCGGTGCCCCCGGGCGGCCGAGCTGGGCGCAGTAGGGGGGAACGGTCATGCGCCTGCGCCCCCGCCAGAAGACCTTCGTCGAGCGCAGTGTTGCTGCGCTCGCCTCCCGCGGCAACACGCTGGGCGTGGCGCCTACCGGCGCGGGAAAGTCCATTATGCTCTCGGCGGTCACCGGCGAGATGATCGGCGACGGGGCCAAGGCCTGCGTGCTGGCGCATCGCGACGAACTCACGGCGCAGAACCGCGCCAAGTTCCAGCGCGTGGTGCCGAGCGTAGCCACTTCGGTGATCGACGCGACAGAGAAATCCTGGGGCGGCGATGTCACCTTTGCGATGGTGCCCACGCTGGCGCGGGCGTCGAACCTGGCCGACATGCCGCGCCTTGATCTGCTGGTGATCGACGAGGCGCATCACGCGGTGGCGGACAGCTACCGCCGGATCATCGACCGGGTGCGCGACGCCAATCCTGACGCCCGGGTGTTCGGGGTGACGGCAACGCCGACGCGTGGCGACCGCAAGGGTCTGCGCGAGGTCTTCGACAATGTCGCCGACCAGGTGAGGTTGGGCGAGTTGATCGCGTCTGGCCACCTCGTGCCACCGCGCACCTTTGTCATCGATGTGGGGGTGCAGGAGGAATTGAAGTCGGTCCGCAAGACCAGTGCCGATTTCGACATGACCGAGGTGGCGGACATCATGGACCGCGCGCCTGTCACCGACGAGGTGATCCGCCACTGGCGTGAGAAGGCAGGCGACCGTCAGACGGTCGTCTTCTGTTCAACCGTCGCCCACGCGGACCATGTGACCGATGCATTCTGCGCCGCGGGGATCACGGCCGCGCTGATCCATGGTGATCTGGCTTCTGAGACCCGCAAGGCCATCCTCGCCGACTACGCGTCGGGCGGTATCCGGGTGATCGTCAACGTCGCGGTGCTCACTGAGGGCTGGGATCATCCGCCGACGTCCTGTGTCGTGCTGCTGCGCCCCAGTTCCTACAAATCCACCATGATCCAGATGGTCGGGCGTGGGCTGCGCACTGTCGATCCGGAGGAACACCCCGGCATCGTCAAGACCGACTGCGTGGTGCTGGATTTCGGGACGTCGAGCCTGATCCACGGCACGCTGGAACAGGATGTCGATCTGGATGGCAAGATCGGCACCGGTGAAGCCCCGACGAAAACTTGCCCGGCCTGCGCGGCTGAAGTCCCGCTCGCGGCAACCGAATGCCCGCTCTGTGGCGAGATATTGTTGCAGGACGAAGGCGAAACGGGCGCGGATGCCATGCCGCTCTCGGGTTTCGTCATGACCGAGATCGACCTGCTGAAACGCTCCAGCTTCGCATGGGTCGATCTCTTCGGCACGGACGATGCGCTGATGGCCACCGGCTTCACGGCCTGGGGCGGCATCTTCTGGATGGCGGGCGTCTGGTACGCCATTGGCGGTGCCAAGGGCGAGCGGCCACGCTTGTTGGGAGTCGGCGAACGCACCGTCTGCCTCGCGCAGGCCGATGACTGGCTGAACACCCACGAGAGTGATGAAAGCGCCTTCAAGACGCGCGGATGGCTGCGCCAGCCACCGACGGACAAGCAGCTGAAATACCTGCCGCCTGAATGCCGCCACGACTTCGGCCTGACGCGCTACCGCGCCTCGGCCCTGATGACCTTTGGCTTCAACAAACGCGCCATCCAGGCGGCCGTAAATGCGGTGGCCGGTCCCGAACGGAGGGCGGCATGACCCATGAAACCACTAACCCCCATCACGGCCGAGGACCGACGGCGTCTCTGGCATCCGCGTGGAACGCTCTGTGCTGTCTGCCGGCAACCCACGCGTGGTTTTGGCTGGCGCGATCCATACCGGTCGAAGCGGCCCCGGCCATCGGTCTGGTTCTGCTCGATGCCCTGCCAAGGTTTCTGGACGCGTTTGGCGCGGGAGCGTTTTGCCATGGTTGACCTGACCGAAGAAGAGCGCGCCGCCATCACCGCCACCATGAAACGCATCGCACTGCTGATGGACGAGATCGGCTGGCAGACCGCGTTCGCGGATCTGAGCGAGGCACAGGTGCGCGCCCTGATCGAGGAGGCTATCGAAGGTTTCCGCGAGGCCATGTCCGACATCGCGCGGGCGCAGACACAGGAGGTGCCGTTCTGATGCTGGACTTCAATCACCGGCCCTCCACGGCCGAGCGGATCAACGCGCTGGTCGACGCAGCCCTCATAGCCGAACGCGAGGCCACGCCGCCCAGGACCTATCTCGGCGCATCCCGCTTGGGTCATGCTTGCGAACGCGCGCTTCAGTTCGAGTTCGCCGGTGCGCCCAAGGATGAGGGTGCCGACTTCGGCGGCCAGACGCTGCGGATCTTCGCCATCGGTCATCAGCTTGAGGATCTGGCGATCCGCTGGCTGCGTGCGGCGGGGATCGATCTGGTCACCCAAAAACGCGATGGCGGCCAGTTTGGCTTCTCTGTCGCGAGCGGTCGTATCCGGGGCCATGTCGACGGGATCATTGCTGACGCCCCAACGGCACTGGGGATGCGCACACCCGCGCTCTGGGAGTGCAAGACCATGAACGCGAAGAACTGGCGGGCCTGCGTCAAGGACGGAGTCACGGTCTCCAAACCGGTCTATGCCGCCCAGATCGCGATCTATCAGGCCTACATGGAACCCTCGGTGCCTGGGATCTCGGCGGCACCGGCGCTGTTCACCGTGATCAATAAGGACACCGCCGAGCTGCATCACGAGCTCGTCTCGTTCGACGCCGATCTGGCGCAGCGTATGTCCGACCGCGCTGTGAGGATCCTGCAGGCCACAGATGCAGGTGATCTGCTGCCCCGCATCGCCGCCAACCGCGATTTCTACGAATGCCGGTTCTGCGCCCACGCCGAGCGGTGTTGGAGCCTCACGGCATGACCGACGAGCCCACCGATCCATCAGATCCCGACCAGGACACACCCATGCGCGACGACACAACGCCAGATATGCCCAAGGAGAACATCGTCCATTTCAACCCGTGGCGCGACTTCAACGACGCGGCCCCGCAGATCGACGTGTTCGGCGACGAGCCGGACCCTGCGCAGATCGCGCAATTCATGCAGGTTGTCTTCAGCTATTGCGACGGTCTGATCCCGGTCCGCAGTTTCATCGACAAGGGGCAAGGCATTGATGGCCGCCCGCACAACATCTGGCTGGAGGCGGATCAGGCCGCGCCGGAGAAGATGGCGACCTTCGCCACATGGGCGTCGCGGGAAGGCGCAGCGGTCTACGTGATCCCCGGCACCGTGGCCGCGTCCGGTCAGGCCAAGGCTGCAGAGATTCTGCAGATGCAGACCGTGGTCGTCGATCTCGACACGGGCGATATTGCGGCCAAGCGCGTCCATCTGGAGCGTCACCTTGGGTCGCCGACCATGGTAGTGGAAAGCGGCGGTGTGACGCCGGAAGGCCAGAGGAAAGCGCACATCTGGTGGGCGCTGACCGAGCCCGCCGAGGGCGACGACATCGCCCGCGTCTGCCGTCTGCGCGGTGACATTGCCGCGAAAGTCGGCGGCGACATGCATTTCCGCTCCGCCCACCAGCCAATCCGGGTCGCGGGTTCAGTCTATTACAAGAATAGTCTCAAGACGCAGGTGCGGATCGTCGAGCTGAATGCCGACCGCGAACGCGATCTGGCCGAGTTCGTAGAGGCTGTTACCGACATGCCGCCCGCGCCGGGGGTGTCGCTGCAGCCCGAGTTCACCCATCCCGACAAGCCCGCGATGGACGATGTTCTGGTCACGCCGGTGCGCGAGGGCGCCCAGGACGACTGGTCCCGCTTCGAGGGTGCATCCGCTGCGATCGGCCATTTCATCCGCATGGTCCACGAGGGCCGGATGACAAAAGACGAAGGCTGGGAAGGCATCTGCGGTTACAACGCCGCGATGTTGCGGCCGCAATGGCCGGTCGAGCGGCTCAAGCGCGAGTCCGAGCGCCTCTGGGAGCGGCATGTCGAGAAATACGGACCGCCGCTGATCCGACTGAACTCCGGCGCACCGGGCCCGCAGGAGATGCCAGCTTTCACGCTGGGGGCGCTCCTGGACGACCAGAGTCCCATGCCGGAGGACATCATCGCGCCCCGCGTGCTGACGCCGGGCGGGCTCCTGGTGCTGGGTGGCGCGCCCAAGGTCGGCAAGAGCGACCTGCTGATCTCCTGGCTGGTTCACATGGCTGCAGGTGTGGCGTTTCTCGGCTTCACCCCTCCGCGTCCGCTGCGGATCTTCTACCTGCAGGCTGAAATCCAGTACCACTATCTGCGCGAGCGGCTGAAGCAGATTGCGCTACCGCCAGAAGTGATGGCTGCCGCGCGCGACACCTTCGTCGCCACCCCAAAACTGAAGATGCTGCTCGACAATGAAGGCAGCGTGCGGGTTGCCCGCGCTGTCCAAACGGCCTTCCCCGATGTGCCGGTGGACATCATTTGTGTCGACCCGATCCGGAACTTGTTTGATGGCGGGCCCGATGGCGGCGGCGAGAACGATAACACCGCCATGATGTTCTTCCTGAAGGAACGGGTGGAGGTGCTGCGCGATCACATCGACCCTGACTGCGGCGTGATCCTGATCCACCACACCAAGAAACTCAGCAAGCAGCAGGTGAAGGATGATCCCTTCCTGGCGCTCTCCGGTGCCAGCGCGCTGCGGGGGTTCTACACATCCGGCTTGATCCTGCACCGGCCCGACGAGGAGTGCTCGCAACGCAAGCTGGAGATCGAGCTGCGCAACGGTCCGGCGTTGCCGCCCAAGGTGATCGACAAGGTTGGTGGCCAATGGGTCGAAATCAACCCGATGAACGAGCGGTTGGTCGGCCAGGAGGTAGGGGCCAGGCATGATGCCGAGCGGGACCGCAAGGGTGGTGTGATTGTCAACATGATCGCCCAGCAGGCCGATCAGGGCAGGATGTTCACACCGAGCCAGTTCGCCGCGAAGTTCGAGAACCGGGGCAGTCTCGGCGGACAGACCGGCATCCGCCAACGGATCCATGTTCTCGCCACCAAGGGCCATGTGAAGTTCGTGCGGGGCGACCCGGCTGGCGATCTGGGTCTCAAGCGGGATCGCTCGAAGTTCGGCTATCTCTGCGTCCGGGACATGCATCTGCGCACCGATACCGAGGTCATCGACGAAGAGACCGGTGAGGTCTCCCCGGCCTTTGCCCGGGTGCTGCCGACCGACTTCATGTGTCCGCAGACCGGGGTGCTCCTGCCAGTCGAGAATCCGGAAATCTGGGTCGATCAGGATGAGGTCGAGGCATGATTTTGGCACCCGAAACACCCCCATTCCAGAACACGGATCGTCCGATATCTGGGCAGAACACGGCCCGTGTTCTGGGTCGCCGTGTTCTGCGTTCTGGAATTACTCAAATCGTATCAACGGGTTACGCCAGAACGCAGAACACAGATTGCGATCTGCCAAACCCCCATCCGTGTTCTGGAAATCGAGTAGCAATTTCAATCACTTATTCCAGAACGCAGAACACGGATTTTCCTACCCTAAGGGGTAGGTGTTTCCCCGCTGGGGGCGGGGAGACACCACCTACCCCGGGGCGATCTCATAGGGCCGACCAGAGCCCGTGCGAATCCCATCCGACGACGGCGGCCCGTACCGCCAAGCACACAACCGCCGTCGTCTTCCACCCCCGCAGCCAACCCGAAAAGGAGACCACGATGGCTGAAGCGACTCTGACCACCAGGATGCAGGAGGCAATCCCCGATCTGCCACCTGCGTTTACCCGCCAGCGCACATTGCTGGCGCTCGATCTCGGCACAACCACGGGCTGGGCGCTGCATGGCGCCGACGGGCTGATTACCAGCGGCACAGCATCGTTCCGCAATGGACGGTTCGATGGCGGTGGGATGCGATACCTGCGCTTCACGAATTGGCTGGGCGAGTTGGAGCGGTTGTCCGGGCCTATCGCTGCCATCTGGTTCGAAGAGGTCCGTCGCCACGCGGGCACGGATGCGGCCCACGTCTATGGCGGTCTGATGGCCACGCTGACGGCATGGGCCGAGCTGCGCGGCGTGCCATACGAGGGCGTGCCAGTCGGTACGATCAAGCGCCACGCCACCGGCAAGGGCAACGCCAACAAGGACGCCATAATCGCCGCCGCCCGGGCGCGCGGGTTCAGCCCAGTTGATGACAATGAGGCCGATGCCATCGCGATCCTCCTCTGGGCCATGGAAACCCAAGGAGGTGCGCAATGACCGGCATGCGCTTCACGCCCAAGGGCTTCGGCGGCCATCGCCGCCAGCCCGACGAGGTCAAACGGGACGGCTGGAAGGAACAGGGGCTGCTGGCCGTTGCCATCGACGATGACCGGCTGACCTGGCCCGAGCGGGAACTGGTGCGCCAGCTTGGTGAGCGTCTCTACGGCAAACTGGAACGGGAGGCACGTCATGGGTGATTGGACAACTGCACGGGTGGAGGACCGGCTCGAGAGTGCGGCCGACGTCTTCCGCACCTTGCCCGGCGTCATGCCGCAGGGCTTCTTCAACGCCTGGCCCGAGTATTTCCACAGCTTCGCGGACAAGGTTGGTCAGGAGCCGCAGATGCGGCAGCCCCGACCGGGTCCGCGCCAGATCACCGAAGCCGAGGAGGCGTTGCTCTGGCTGCGCTGGCTGGAGCGGGATGATGCCCGGATCGTCTGGCTGCGTGCCGAACGCACGCCGTGGAAACCGATCTGCTGGGAGATGGGACTGAGCCGAACAGCGGCGACCAAACGCTGGCAGTTCGGGCTCGCGGTGATCACCTGGCGTCTCCATGGCCGCCTGCCTCCGGCCCGACGTTCGCAGCGGTTCGTGATCGAAAACGCAAATAGCCTGTCAAGAACAATCGTCCTGTGAGGAAATTTTCGGGTGTACATCGCAGGGCCTTACACATTTCGAGAATGAGGCTACAAATTGGATATACTCGGGAGAGGAGCGCGCAGGCAGAGGCCTCGCAGCTGGCTTCCGAGGTCCAACCAAGGGTCCATCTGGGGTCCAGGCGTCTAACCCACTGACTTTACGGGTCCTTCCTGGCCGTAAACCTATACGGGGGGGCGAGGCGCAAGGCTTTCCCAGTGACACCGGCAAAAACACCCATTTCGTTTCGCTTTGCGCTCAACCCCAATGAAACAAGGGCCTGAGGGCCTGACAAACCACGCCTGAACCGAAACGGGGTAGGGACCCCATTTCGTTTCGCGCACCAAGCCGTTTCGTTTCGGCCAAGCTTTCAAGGAAATCCTATGGACGTGATGGACCTGCCCCTTGGGCAGATCATTCCCTATGCGCGCAACCCACGGCGCAATGACAAGGCTGTGGCGGCCGTCGCGGCCTCGATTGCCGAGTTTGGTTGGCGTCAGCCGATCGTGGTGGATGAGGGGATGACGGTTCTTGCAGGCCACACCCGGCTTGCCGCCGCGCGGGAGCTCGGGTTGGAAACGGCCCCGGTGCACATCGCCAAGGGGCTCAGCGAGGCTCAGGCACGGGCGTTCCGGATCATGGACAACCGCTCGAGCGAGAATGCCGAGTGGGACAACGACCTGTTGAACCTGGAACTGGCGGACCTGCTGGAGGCGAATTTCGATCTCGGGCTCACGGGCTTCACCGACGATGAGCTGAACGCGCTGATGAACAGCCTGGAGGACGGCACCGGCCCGCAAGAGGGCGAGGACGACATTCCTGACACCCCGGAGGATCCGATCAGCCGACCGGGGGATCTTTGGGTGCTTGGGAACCATCGGTTGCTTTGCGGCGACAGCACAGTCGCCACCGATATCGAGCGGCTGTTCGGCACCGTGAAACCTCTGCTGATGGTGACCGATCCACCCTACGGTGTTGAATACGACCCTTCGTGGCGCAACCAAGCAGGGGCCGCAAAAACCAAGCGCACCGGCAAGGTGCTAAATGACGACCGCGCCGACTGGCGCGAGGCCTGGGCGCTGTTCCCGGGCGATGTGGCCTATGTCTGGCACGGCGCGCTGCATGCGACCACGGTCGCCGACAGCCTTGAGGCATCCGGCTTCAACATCCGATCCCAGATCATCTGGGCCAAGGATCGGCTTGTTCTGAGCCGTGGGGATTATCACTGGCAACATGAGCCGGCCTGGTATGCTGTGCGCAAATCCGGCAAAGGCCATTGGGCTGGGGACCGGAAGCAAACGACACTCTGGCAGATCGCCAACAAGGATCAGGATGCGGAAACCGTGCACGGCACCCAGAAGCCTGTCGAATGCATGCGTCGGCCCATCCTGAACAACTCCAGCCCAGGTCAGGCCGTCTACGAGCCCTTCATGGGGTCCGGCACCACTTTGATCGCGGCCGAAACGACGGGTCGCGTCTGCTACGGGATCGAACTCAATCCGGCTTACGTCGATGTCGCCGTGGAGCGGTGGCAGCAGTTCACGGGCAAGGACGCTGTCCTTTCCGGCTCGGACGAGAGCTTCCACAAAATCAAAACCAAAGACGTGTGAGGCATGCATGACCTGGCTTTACATCCCTCCGGAGATGCTTCCGGAGCCCGAAACGCATGCCTCTTTGGCCTCTCTGTGTGCTCCGGCGCAGGCGGGCTCGATCTCGGGCTCACGATCGCTATCCCCGGATATCGTGCTGTGGGCCATGTCGAACGGGAAACCTTCGCCGCAGCCACTCTCGTGGCGCGGATGGAAGACGCGTCCCTGGATTGCGCGCCTGTATGGGACGACGTTGGAACCTTCAACGGCCGCCCGTGGCGCGGCGCGGTGGACATCGTCACTGCGGGCTATCCGTGCCAGCCGTTCTCGGTCGCAGGCAAGCGCCTCGGCACCGAGGATCCACGCCACCTCTGGCCGCACGTCGCCCGCATCATCGGCGAGTGCGAGCCACCCTTCGTCTTCCTCGAGAATGTCGCCCATCATCTCCGCCTCGGTTTCCACGAAGTCGCCAGCGGACTGGTCGGCATGGGCTACCGCCTTGCGGCAGGCCTCTTTACAGCGGCGGAAGTCGGTGCGCCCCACAAACGCGAGCGGCTGTTCATCCTTGCCATCCGCGAGGGCTGCGAACTGGCCGACCCCGCGCGCCTGCTCTGGGACCCGCTCGAGTGGCGGGAACCGAACGGAAATGCTGCGAATGTGGCCGACGCCGCAGACCGACAGCTTCCGGAGCCGGGGCGGAGACCGGAAACACGAAAAGGGTCTGGACGGCATGGCGCGGGACTGGCCGACGCCGATGGCCAACGACGGCTGCAAGCCGAGCGCGGGCAACCGCAAGACGGCCGATCTGACCCATGCAAGCCGCATGTGGATGACGCCGACGGCGAGAGATCACAAGGATGGGGCGACGACATTGGTGAACACGCCGGTGAACGGCCTGCTTGGCCGCCAGGTCCTCGTGACGCCGATGGCTGGGACCGATACCTCAGAGCAGCGCCGGACCTTGAACCCAGCATTCGTCGAGGCTCTGATGGGCTGGCCCACCGGGTGGACCGGCTTCGCCTCTGTGGCAACGGAGTGGTCCCCTTGGTTGCGGCGCATGCGCTGCGAACTCTCGCAGCTGAACTGCTGGCCGATGGATGATGGATCGCTCGCATGAAACAGTCACGCACCATGTCGATGGTGGAATCCGTCGCCAATGTCATCGTTGGCTACGGCGTTGCGGTGATCGCGCAGATCGTGATCTTCCCGATCTTTGGGCTGCACGCGACGCTGGCGCAGAACCTTAAGATGGGGGCGGTATTCTCAGTGGTGAGCATCATACGCTCGTTTGCGCTGCGGCGGCTGTTCGAGGCAATCCGGGTGCGGGCCCGTGTTTGAGACGATGCCGATGATTGCATCGATACCCTCGTCGGGGCCGGGTGGCGCAATCCTTCGACGGCGCGCTGCGGTCCCGGAGATGTGTCCGCGCAAAGATGAGCCCGCGATAGGTCGGCTTACATGTTGAGCAACCAACGAAGGTGCGCTGCCGGAGAATTGTGAGGATTGTCTCGGGAGTTCGCCGCTCTCATTGACGCGGTGAACATCTCGTCTCGTGTCAGTGCATACTTTCCAACCACAACCATTTCGCAGATCCTCGCGGGTTTCTCACCATTGATGCGTAAACGTAGAAAGTGGCGGTTTTCTGTGGGGATTGTGACGGGAACTGGAAACAATCCGATAATGCGGTGCTCGGCCGCTGATCCTTTACAGAAGGGCCATGGCCTAGCGCCGCCCCGATTGAACTTTTTGACGATCACAGAACAAAAAAAGGCCAGCGCGAGGCTGGCCTAGTCTTGCGGCAATAAGATCAGCATAGGCACACACTGACCTTCGAGCAGATCGACCGAATAGGGCCGAAACTCTACTATGATCATGGCGACAATGATCGATTCTGCAACCGGTAATAGTCTACATCTTGTGCTTGTTTTTCCTCCAACTGCTCAATCTTGTGCGGTTAGCCGGTAAACGCGCCCACGGCCCTCGACCTTCTTTGAGGTCACTTGGAGCCCCAGCTTCTTCTTCAGCGCACCCGAGATTGCACCTCTTGTTGTGTGAACTTGCCATTGCAACGCGGCTGCAATCTCCTTGATGGTCGCGCCGTCGGGTGCGCGCAGCATGGCGATCAGCGTGGCCTGTTTTGTGCCTGCGCGCGGTTGACGAATTTTGGGCTCTGCCTCCTTGGAAGCTTCGGGCGCGATCCCGATGGCTGCCAGTCCCGCGTTGGTTGCGACCAGTGTGACGCCGTGGCCGTCGCCGGTCTCGCGCCAGACGGGCTCGCCTTTGCGCATGTCGGCATCGACCTCTTCGATGAGCCCTTTGGCGAGCATCGCAGTGACAACCTTGGTGGCAGCGCCGCCGCGTAGGCTGTCGGGCAGCGGCAAGGCAATACGGTCCTCGTTCTGGGCCGCGCGAGAAAGAATGATCGTCTGGGTGTCGGACAATGTGGTCATGGGGTCGTCTCCGTTTTGGACCGCGACTATCGCGGTCTTCTACGGCCCCAAGCCGCGCAGGGTGCGCGGCCAGAGTTCAAGGTGGAGTTCGGGCCGGGGCCCCGAGGCGGCGTTACTCGGCGAACTCCCCTTCGCTGAAGGCGCTGTCGGTGATGCGCTTCAGGAGGCTGGCGTAGTGGTTCAGATCGCCAACATTACCCCATTGGATTTCGTCGGGGCTGCAATCGAAATGGTCATCGCTCAGGGCGGTCAGCCTCGCCAGCATCTCGTCGATCTCGACCTTCTTGCTGAGGAAGGCGGCTCGAGCGGCTTGTTTGTTCAGGCGGGCCTTCTCGGCGCGCAAATGATGGCGCGGCGTTGTTTGCGGGTTCAGTCGGGTCATGGTGGGTGCTCCTTTGCTGCATCGTTTCGGTGTAAGCAGCTTCGCTCTACAGCCCAGACCTATCCAGTATAATCGAAGCAATATCAGTGCTTTGATCTAGGCCGGAGGATCATGACGTGTCATCAGCCACACAGCCCATTGGGGTGATTGCCAAGCTGCTGGATCTGTCGGAGCGCCGCGTCCAGCAGCTGAGCCGGGAGGGCGTGATCCCGAAGGCTGAGCGCGGACACTATGACCTGATTGGGTCCGTGCGCGGTTATGTGCGGTATTTGCGCGACCAGGCAGTGAGAGCCCAAGCTGGTGCTCCGGATTATGCGGTCGAGCGGGCGCGGTTCATTCGCGCGCGGGCTGATCTCGCTGAAATGGAGGCCGAAGAAAAACGCGGGTCGTTGATCATGGCAGACCAGATCGAGGCTGCCTGGATCGCCGTTCTGGCGCTTTTGAGAACCCGCTTGCTTGCGTTGCCGGATCGGCTGGCCCCGCAGGCTTTTGACCAACCCACCGTCGGAGAGACCCGGAACCTGATCCGCGCCGCAATCCGCGAGGTGCTTGATGATCTCGCAGAGCCAGACATTGAACTCGAGACCGACACTGACCTTGCGGAGATCGCCGATCCTGGTGCGCACGGTGAAGAGAGCGTTGACCGTTCTGCGGCCACCGCCGGACCTGACGATCAGCGATTGGGCGGATCAGAACCGGAGGCTGAGTTCTGAGGCCAGTGCCGAGCCTGGCCAGTGGCGGACTGCCCGTGCGGAATACCAGCGCGGGATCATGGACGCGATCTCGGATCCGGCCGCAGAAACTGTGGTGATCATGTCCAGCAGCCAAATCGGCAAATCGGAATCGCTGTTGAACATGGTCGGGTATCACATCGATCACGACCCGGCGCCTATCATGGTGGTGATGCCCACGGAGCGGGATGCGGAGACATGGTCGAAGGACCGGTTCTCGCCGATGGCGCGAGATACTCTGTGTTTGCAAGGCAAGATCGCCAATCCCAAATCGCGCGATGGCAACAACAAGATCCTGCATAAGCGGTTCCCGGGCGGACATCTGACCATCGTTGGCGCCAACGCGCCCTCGGGACTGGCCAGCCGGCCGATCCGGCTGCTGCTGTGCGACGAGGTGGATCGATACCCGTTTAGCGCTGGCGCGGAGGGCGATCCGGTCAACCTCGCGCGCAAGCGGACGGTCACGTTCTGGAACCGCAAGATCGTGCTGGTCTCGACCCCCACGAACAAGGGCGCGAGCCGGATCGAGGCAGCATTTGAGGAAAGCGACCAGCGGCGGTTCTGGGTGCCATGCCCGGAGTGTGGGACCGAACAGATACTGACCTGGCCGCAAGTGAGATGGGACAAGGGCGCAGACGGCAGCCACAAGCCGGACACCGCACGGTATCATTGTGTGGAGTGCGATGCGACTTGGCGAGACGAGATCCGCTGGGCAGCGGTCTCAAAGGGCCACTGGGTGGCAGAGCAGCCCTTCGGTGGCACGGCCGGGTTCCATCTCAACGAAATCTACTCGCCGTGGGTGCGGCTGCAGGCGATGGTGAAGACGTTCTTGTCAGCGCGCGCCGGCGGGGATGACATGATGAAGACCTTCATCAACACCTCGCTTGGTGAGACCTGGATGGAAAGTGGTGACGCACCAGATTGGCAGCGCTTGCAGGGGCTGAAGGAGGAATGGAAGCCCGGCACTGTGCCTGCTGGGGGTCTGTTCCTGACGGCCGGTGCTGATGTGCAGAAGGACCGAATTGAGGTTGATGTCTGGGCCTGGGGCAGGGGACTGCAAAGCTGGTTGATCGATCATGTTGTCATTGACGGCGGACCCGGCGATCCGGCCTGCTGGCAGCGCTTGAGTGATCTGCTGGGCCGGACCTGGCATCACGCCAGTGGCCAGCATCTGACGATTGCGAAGCTGGCCATCGACACCGGCTATGAGACCAGCGCGGTTTATGCCTGGGCGCGACAGATGGGCTTCGGTCAGGTGGCACCCGTGAAAGGCGTTGAGGGCTTCAACCGGGCGAGCCCGGTGACAGGGCCGACCTATGTAGACGCGACCATCGCAGGTAAACGACTGCGGCGCGGGGCGCGGCTTTGGACCGTGGCCACCTCGACCTTCAAGACCGAGACCTATCGCTATTTGCGCCAAGACCGGCCGACACCGGAGGAGATCGCAACCGGTGCGGCCTTCCCGGCTGGAACGATGCATCTGCCGTCATGGGCTGACAGCGAATGGCTCAAGCAGCTGACGGCGGAACAGTTGGTCACGGTGAAGAACAAGCGTGGCTTTGCAAAGCTGGAATGGCAGAAGCTGCGCGAGCGTAACGAGGCGCTGGATTGTCGCGTCTATGCCCGGGCCGCTGCGTGGATCGCCGGGGCCGACCGCTGGTCGGATGCGCGGTGGGGAGACCTGGAACGGCAGCTGGCGCTGCCGGACCATAGCAACGCGTCCGGCGCGGTGAAACCTAAGCTGGCGCGGGCAACTGCAGCGCGGCGGACGGTCAGGTCGAATTACATGGGGTGATGGCGGGTGTTGTATCGCACAAGGTGGAGAGAGGCGTTGCCTCGCGGCTGGTCCATCCTCTACCGTTAGCGAAACACTTTCACCGAAAGGAATCCCATGTCAGAGCCAGTCATCGCACAAAAAGCTCCGTTCGCTGCGGAGGTTGAAGAGGGTAAGAACTATTTCTGGTGCGCCTGCGGCAAGAGCAGCAAGCAACCCTTCTGCGATGGAAGCCATCAGGGGACCGACTTCGCGCCGGTGAAATATTCTGCTGAAAAAACTGGTCGCGTGTTCTTCTGCGGCTGCAAACACAGCAACAAGGCCCCTTTGTGCGATGGGAGCCATTCGGGGCTCTGATGTCACGCAGTCAAGAGTTCGGAAAGCGTTCTCTGACGCCTTAGTGCAGGCAGCATTTCTTGAACTTCTTGCCGCTGCCACAAGGACAGGGGTCGTTGCGCCCAACCTCGTCCATCTCACGCATGAATGTTTGGCTCGGTGGTGGCATGGGAAATGATCTGCTTTCCTTCTGCTGCGCGAAGAATGCGTCGGTGTAACAGTACCATGTCGATAAATCGTCGATCGCATCGGCGATCAGGAGGTCTTTGTAACGTCGATTGGTAGGGACACCGCCTGCATCATGCGTCGCCCTCAGGCTGTCGAGGAAGTGCTCAAAGCTGCAGTAATCGGGTGGTATCAGCCGCTGTTCAAATAGGGCCCGCACGTCTTCAGCCATATCTTGCAGCCCCAGATCGGCGATTGCGTCCATCCAGCCGATCAACAGATCTGGCGAGGCCTTTGGACAGCGTTCGCGAAAGGTCCTGAAATAGTCTTCGATCGTTGGGCGGTGTTCGGGGTGGAGTTGTGCGATCACCACCAAGGCGCTCATCAGAGAGTTGCTGGCGAACTCATCTGCATCTGGGTCTTCGATTGCCTCAAAGAGCGCCTGAAGATCGCCATCGAATGTGCCTGCGACGACGCGAAAGCTGGTCTCGGTAATGGCGTCACCCAGAAGATAATCAACGGTCTTTGTTGGTTGCCGGAGCAACCGGAGCAGGGGTTTGTAAGCCCTTGTATCCCGCCATTCGCCGAGCAGGTGGAAGATCGGAATGAGGGCAGTCACTTCGCTTTCCAGGGTTTGCGATATCTGTGAGGTGCCAAGTCGACTGACAAAGTCGACAAAGATCGGGATCATCGTGTCTTGGTCTGCTCGGGCAGCAGCCATCGCCTCTTTTGGGAACATATCGTCGCGCGCAAGGTCACGCATAATAGCGGCAGGGTTCATGGTCTGGCTCTAAATCGTTCGCGGTTTGGCTAAGTGAATCGGTCTGCCGAGACAGGTTAATTCGTATGCCGACACTAACCGATTTGCGCGCCCGCCGCGAAGCACTTTCTACCCAACGCTCCTCTGGCGTGGCGCGGGTCAGCTACGACGGAAAGACGGTGGATTATCGCTCTGTGGCTGAGATTGACCGGGCCATTGAGGCGCTCGACCGCGAGATCGCAGCGGCGGAAGGGCGGCGCATCGTGCGCCATGTGCGCGTCACGACGTCGAAGGGTCTGTGATCTATGGGCCTGCTTGATCGTTTCCGTCGGCCCGAAAGGGGTGGCCCGGCAGCCGTGTCGGCGCGCCTTGAAGGGGCCATGTCCAAGCGCCGGCTTCGCGGCTGGAACCCGCCGCTTGAGAACATCAACTCGCTGGTCGCCTCGGGCGGTCCCCGCCTGCTGGCGCGGTCGCGCGAACTGGTCGTGACCAACGGCTATGCGGCGAATGCCTGCGAGGCCTTTGCATCCAACATGGTGGGGGATGGCATAAAGCCGTCTTCGTTGATCGCGGATGCGGCGTTGCGCGACAGCGTTCAGCGGCTCTGGCTCGCGTGGACCGACGAGGCTGACGCCGACGGGTTGACCGATTTCTATGGCCTGCAGGCCATGGTGGCGCGGGAAATGTTCGTGGCAGGCGAATGCTTTGTCCGGCTGAGGCCGCGCCGCGCCGAGGATGGTCTGCTGGTGCCGATGCAACTGCAGCTCCTGCAGTCAGAAATGCTGCCGTTTGAGAAGACAGGCACGGCTATAAATGGCAATCGTATCCGCTGCGGGATTGAGTTTGACCTGATCGGCCGACGCGTTGCGTATCACTTTCGCCGCAGCCATCCGGGCGACAGCACTGACCATCGCGTTGCGGCACCGGAAACCGTCCGCGTGCCCGCCGCGGATGTGCTGCACATCTACCGTCCCATTGATGCAGGCCAGATCCGGGGCTTGCCGCATGTGGCACCCGCCATGGTGCGGCTGTTTCTGCTGGACCAGTACGACGACGCTGAACTGGACCGGAAGAAGACGGCGGCGATGTTTGCGGGCTTCATCACCAAGACCGCGCCGGAAGACCCGATGATGGGGGAGGCCGAGGCCGATCTCGATGGGGCGGCCATGGCCAGCCTTGAGCCCGGCACGATGCAGGTGCTGCTGCCGGGCGAAGATGTGAAGTTCTCCAGCCCGGCGGACGTCGGCGGCGGCTATGAGGCGTTTCAATATCGGACGCTCTTGTCGGTCTCGGCCTCACTGGGGCTACCGTACCACCTCGTCACCGGGGATGTGCGCCAGGCGAACTATTCCAGCTTGCGGGCCGAGCTCGTGGAGTTCCGCCGCCGCATTGGCCAGCTACAGCACGGGGTGATCGCACACCAGCTGTGTCGGCCAATCTGGGCGCGCTGGCTTGAGGCCGCGCAATTGGCGGGCCGGTTGGAGTTATCAGACCCGGCGGCTGCACGGATGGTGCAATGGATCCCGCCACGCTGGGATTGGGTCGATCCGCTCAAAGACATCCAGGCGCAGGTGCTGGCGATGGAAGCGGGCATCACCTCGCGGCGCAAGGTGGTCGAGGCCACTGGCTACGACGTCGAAGAGGTCGACCGGGAGAATGCAGCGGATGCTGCGCGCGTCGCTGCTCTTGGGCTCATTTACAGAACCAGCCCCGGTGAAACGCAGGGTGCGCGGGCGACACCCACCGGGCGTCCCAATCCCGGGGATGGGGCCGACGGCGACACGAACGACGACGGGGCCGCCACGCCTGACAATACCGAACAGGAGTAACACCATGACCAGTTGGTACACGATCCGCGCCCGGGCTTCGGGAGCGGAAGTGCTGATCTATGACGAAATCGGAGCTTACGGCGTCAGCGCCAAGGGGTTTCTGGCCGAACTCGGCGCACTGCCCGATGACGCTGCGATTGATTTGCGGCTCAACAGCCCAGGCGGGTCGGTCTTTGATGCGGTGGCGATCTACAATGCCCTGAGCCGCCACCCTGGCACGATTACGGTCTGGATCGACGGGATTGCGGCCTCGGCCGCGAGTTATATCGCGATGGCAGGCGATGAGATCGTGATGCCAGAAAACGCCTTTCTGATGATCCATGACCCAAGTGGCATCGTCATGGGCACGGCCGCCGATATGCGCGACATGGCCGGGACCCTCGACAAGATCGCGGCGAGCATGACGCGGGGCTATGCCGCACAATCTGGCAAGCCTGAGAACGAGATCGCTGCACTGCTGGCCGCCGAGACGTGGCTCACAGCGGCTGAGGCGCTGGAGGCGGGATTGGCCACGCGCGTGTCAGAGCCTGTGCGCATTGCCGCCAGCTTTGACATTGGCCGGTTCCGCAACGCACCGCCTGAACTGGTAGAGGCCGTGGCGGCAGACAGTGCGGCGTCCGAGGCTGACAACGTTGCAAACGAAAATGACGTGGCGGGGGAGGGGCGCGATGATCCGCCACCGGTACCCGACCAACAGACCAAGGGTCCCGCCGGGAACGTTGATCCTCTGGTCGCTATCGACGACCCCGCAACAACTGCACCGGATGCCACGGCCATTCGCGCTGAGGCCATCGCGCATGCGCGGGCCGTGATCGATCTGTGCCGGCTTGCGGGTCAGCCGCAGATGGCGGGGCGGTTTCTGGAACAGGACAAGGGCCTTGATGAAATCCGCAACACCCTTCTGGCGGCAAAGGCCGAGGCGGAACCCGAGATCACCAGCGCCCATGCTCAGCCCGGCCGGGGCAACGCTACGCAAGCCTGGGGCGACGTGATCGCCCGCACCTTCAAGCTCAAAGGATAAGTCAAAATGACCACGCTATCTGAGTCCAAACACGCGGGCGGCTTTCTCGTCTGGGAAGTGCTGCGCGACTTCACCCGCGAAACCATCACCCTTGCGTCCGGGGCTGGCAAGCTCGCGCCCGGCACCGTGCTGGGCAAGATCACGACGGGCGGCAAATACACGACGCTTGCGCCCGGGGCCTCAAACGGCAGCCAGAACGCGGCAGGCATTCTCTGGGGCCCAGTTGATGCCACCGATGCTGATGCGCCGGGCGTTGTGCTCCTGCGCGGCCCAGCCCTCCTGAACCGCCATGAGATTGTCTTTCCTGAAGGGGCCACCGATCCGCAGATCGCCACGGCGACGGCGGCTCTGGCCGCTCTTGGCATCGTGCTGCGCTAAGCGAACGCGTCACTCCATCCATCCAAACACTTAAGGAGGCTCGCAATGGCCACCATGGACATCTTTGAAGGCGATGCCTTCTCCATTATCGAGCTGACCCGCGCGCTCGAAAACATCCCCTTCAAACCTGCGATCCTGTCAGGCGCGGGGCTTTTTGGCAGCCGCGGCGTGCGCGCACGCACCGTGATGATTGAAAGCCGCGATGGCACCTTGTCGCTGATCCCGTTCTCGGAGCGTGGCTCAGCCTATGACCAACAGGTGCCCGAACGCCGGGAGATGCGCGCGTTTGTCTGCCGCCAGTTCAAGAAACAGGATGTGCTCTGGGCCTCCGAGATCCAGGCGATCCGCGACTTCGGCTCGGAAACCGCCGTCCAGCAGGTCCAGACCGAGGTGGCCCGCAAGATGGGCCGGCTCCGGAACGACGCCGAGGCCACCTTCGAGTTCCACCTCTTCAACGGCATCCAGGGCGTGGTTAAGGATCCGCGCGACGGGGCCACGGTGATCAACTACTTCACTGAGTTCAACATCACGCCAGCAGCCGAGGTCGACTTTGATCTCGACAACGCAACACCGGGCTCTGGCGCATTGCGCAAACGCTGCCAGGCGATGATCGAAAGCGTAGAGGATACGCTGGGTGGGCTGGCGGCCGGTCAGGTGCAGCTGCGCGCCGAATGTGGCTCGGCGTTCTTTGCCGATCTGGTGGCCCACAAGGAAGTACGCGAGACCTACCTCAACACGGCCGCTGCTGCGGATTTGCGGGGCAGGGTGGGCGAAGAGGTGAGCTTTGGCGGTATCACTTTCCGCCGGTATCGCGGGGGTCTTGGCTTTGGCGTCCCCACAGACAAGGCGTATTTCTATCCCGAGGGTGTCGAGGGGTTGTTTGAGATCTACTACGCCCCGGCCGACACGTTTGAGACGGTCAATACTGTGGGGCTGCCGCTTTATGCGCGCATGATCCCGGACCGGGACCGCGACGAATGGGTGCGCCTTGAGATTGAGAGCAACCCGCTGCCGATCTGTACCCGCCCGCAGGTGCTGCGCAGCGCCCGGCGGACCTGATGTCTGCCTTTGCTGCCGCCGTCGAGGTGCTGTTTGCGGATCCCAACATCGGGCGAGAAGCGGTGTATATCGCCGACGGCGGCGCGCCTGTTCTGGTGTGCATCGTCTCAAGGCAGGCCGATGCAATCAGTGAATTTGGCGATGCACGGCTCTGGTTGGAAACGACCCGGGTTGATCTGCGCGTGGCCGAGGTGCCAACCCCACGCCCTGGTGATCGCATTGAGGTCGACGGCGAGGGGTTCCTTGTTCAGGGGGAGCCCGTGCGGGATGCAGAACGGCTGGTCTGGACTGTGGACCTGCGGCCCGCATGAAGCTGAAGCTGAACATCACCCCAGACATCGTTGCCATGATGGCCGCAGAGGTTGCGGCGGGCGAACACGCCGTGAGCGCTGCCATGCGCGAGGCTGGGACTGAGCTGAAGACCGCTTGGCGCGGCCAGATCACAGGCGCGGGACTTGGGAGACGGCTTGCGAACTCCATCCGAAGCCAGACTTACCCGAAGGTGGGCGACAGTCTGAATGCCGCAGCCCTGGTTTGGTCCAAGGCACCTGAGATTATTGGCGCACATGACACCGGTCCGTTGATCCGCTCGAAGAATGGCTTTTGGCTGGCCATCCCGACTGAGGCCGCCGGGCGCGGGGTGCGAGGTGGGCGCATCACGCCCGGTGAATGGGAGCGGCGGCGCGGTCTGCGCCTACGATTTGTTTATCGACGGACGGGTCCAAGTCTTCTGGTGGCCGAGGGGCGGCTGAACACAAAGGGTCAGGCCGTGGTGTCGCGATCAAAGACCGGGCGCGGCAAGGTTACCGCTCCGATCTTTTTGCTGGTACCGCAGGTGAGACTGCCGAAGCGGCTGGACCTGGCGCGGGATGCAGGCCGGGCGGTGGACAGCGTGCCGGGTCTGATCGTGGCGAAATGGGTGGAGGGGAGGCTGTGATCAATGTTGCCGCTTATCGGCGTTCGAAGATATTGCCATAAAAGAGGCGAACTGCTTGCTGCGGACATTCGTCGACGGCGCAGCGAACGGTGGCAGTGAGCCCAACATGGGCATTCGTCGTGGTGCAGCGAATGGCGGCTTCGTTGAGTTTGCCCTTTGTGTTAGGAGCTTGTTGAACGTTAAGGGGTCTTTGATCGCATGCTGCATCATCGGATAATTGGAACTGGCACGCCCATTGTCTTGCTGCACGGGGGCACGCTTGATCATCGCCATACGATGGATGTTATGGAGCCCGGCTTTCGCGGCACTGGTGCGTGGCAACGCATTTATGTCGATATGCCGGGGCATGGACTCAGCCCCGCACGCGATGACATCAATTCGCAAGATGATTTGCTGAACGCGGTGCTCGACTTCGTTGATGCAAAACTTCCAAACGAGCGGTTCGCACTCGTTGGCTTTTCGCGAGGTAGCTACATTGCCCGAGGGCTCGTGCACATTTTGCCGGAACGCATTTCCGGGGTCGCCCTGATTGTTCCCGGCGGAAATCCATCCTCTGATCCCAACAGGCTTCCCGATCCACAAGTCATCGTAGAAGACGCTTCAATCCTGCCGGAATTGTCCGAAGCGGAAATCTGGGCGCATGAGAACATGTCAGTGGTCCAGCGTTGGGATATTGTGGAAAAGAGACGACAGATCATCGCTCCCGCCCGTGCCATGTTCGATGCGGAACAGGATGCCCGTCTCATGAATGCTTTTGATTTCAGCTTTGCGAAAGAGGAAGAGACAACGACTGTCGATGTTCCAAGCTTGATCGTCGTCGGCCGACAAGACAGCATTAGTGGTTATCTCGATGGGGTCGATCTTATGCACAGGTTTTCGCGGGCGACGCTGGCTGTGTTGGATACCGCTGGCCATGCTCTGGCCTGGGAGCGTCCCGAAGTGTTTCACGCCTTGATGCGTGACTGGCTAGACCGGCTGTAAACCGAAAGCGGACGTTTATGGTATGTCGTCCTTGTCCGCACCTGTAACGTTCGTGCAGACTGCAGCGAACAGCCGGTACGGTGCCGCACCGTTGAAATCTACAAGGGTGTATCAGGTTGGCATTGAAGCCAGAACCAAGTCCCTAGCCTCACCGGATCACCGGAAAAGTTGAATGCCCACCTCCCGCGAAACCATCCTCGCCGCGCTGCACGCCCTGCTGCAGGCACTGTCCGCCACAGCCTTGCGCGGAGACGTTCTGCCGGAGCGCGTGCCGACCGATGGCCTGCTGATCCTGCGCGATGGAGAGCCAGGGGAGCCCGAGGTCACGCTCTCGCCGCTGCGCTACCACTATCAGCACCGCGCCGAGATCGAGGCGGTCGTGCAGGGGACGAACGACCGTGACGCTGCGTTCGACACGCTGACCGCCAGCGTCGGTGCGGCGATTGCTGCTGACCGCACGCTCGGCGGCCTTTGCGACTGGATCGAGGCGGAAGCGCCACGCCCGGTCGATCTGCCGGTCGAAGGCGCTGCGGCGCTCAAGGCTGCGGTGATCCCGGTAGTGCTGCACTACACCACGGCCGATCCATTGGCCTGATCAATCGGCGTCGGGTCCTTGGTAGGCTTGCGACTTGAACTGCCCTTGCGCGCCGCTCTCGATGCTCAGGCTTTCGTAAGTGATTTCACCGGTCACTTGTGCACTTGTGTGAAGCTTTACAGTGCCACCGATGACCTGGCCGTTGACGCGCCCCTTGATGGTGATGCTGGCGGCGCGGAGTTCGCCTTCAACCTCGCCTGCGTCCTCGACGACGATCGTGGACGCCTGCACGCGCCCCTTGACGTAGCCGGGCAATTCAACGGCACCAGGAAAATACAACTCTCCTGTGATGCGAGACCCTGGACCAAGATGAGAGCGGTCATCGGAGCCCGCGGCGGGGTGCTTTTGATCCGTCATTCAAGTCTGCCTTTTTGAGTTTCCATGTCTTGGTCCCAACCCTCCGACTTTCAGTCGGACCTGCTTTAGCGCGAAGAATCGCGTATAGTCTTATCCTCCCAAATATGAACCGCCCGGCGAGGGCATAGGTTCATATTTGGGAGGATAAGACTATGCAGTATGACACCGGCAAGCACTGCGTCTACTATCATCGGTATCACCTAGTCTGGTCTACGAAATACCGCTTCAAGGTGCTGCATGGCGATGTCCGGCTGCGCGTGCGCGACATCATCCGACAAGTTTGCAACGAGCGCGGCGTCGATATCGTCCGAGGTGTCCTATCCGCCGACCATGTCCATATGTTCGTGTCGGTGCCGCCCAAACTTGCGGTGAGCGATCTGATACGACTGATGAAGGGGCGCTCGTCGCACAAGGTGCAGCGCGAGTTCCCACACTTGAAGAAGCGATACTGGGGTCGGAGGTTTTGGGGGCGAGGGTATTTTTCGACCACAAACGGTGCCATTACAGACGACATCGTACTTCAGTACTTGGAACAGCACATCGAACATCCTACCGACGCCAGTCGGTAGTGGTTGAGTTTCGGTCCCTCCCAGGACACGTAGGCCAACATATACAGGAGAACCCACCATGGCACGAGCCCAAGGGGCGCGGGCGCAGATGGCGCTTGCGTTCGAGACAACCTATGGAACGCCGCCCGCGAGCGGGTTTACCAAGATGCCCTTTGCCAGCACCTCGCTCGGCGCAGAGCAACCGCTGCTGAACTCGGAGCTTCTGGGCTACGGTCGCGATCCGCTCGCACCGATCAAAGATGCGGTGACGGCTGACGGCGATGTGGTGGTGCCGCTGGACGCCGAGGCCTTTGGCTTCTGGCTCAAGGCGGCGTTCGGCGCGCCTGCCACCACCGGCACCGGTCCCTGGACCCATGAGTTTCAGTCGGGCGCTTGGACCCTGCCGAGCCTGTCGATTGAGACTGGTATGCCCGAGGTGCCGCGTTTTGCGATGTATTCCGGCTGCGTGCTCGACCAGATCAGCTGGCAGATGCAGCGCTCGGGCTTACTGACCGCAACGGCGCGGCTGGTGGCACAAGGCGAGACGGTCGCCACGACCACCAGCGCGTTCGGTGATCCAGCCTCGCCGCCCTCCGAGCTGGCGTTGCAGCGCTTTGGCCATTTCAACGGGGCGATCACCCGCAACGGCACCGCGCTCGGCAATGTGGTCTCGGTTGATATCAGCTATTCCAACACTCTCGACCGGATCGAGACCATCCGCTCTGACGGACGTATCGACGGGGCCGACCCGTCCATCGCAGCATTGACGGGCTCCATTGAGGTGCGCTTTGCAGACCAGAGCCTGGTGACACAAGCGATCAACGGCGATCCTTGCGCGCTTGAGTTTGCCTATGTGTTGCCCTCAGGCCAGAGTTTCACCTTCGCCGTTCATGCCGTCTATCTGCCGCGCCCCCGGATCGAGATTTCTGGACCGCAGGGCGTGCAGGCGAGTTTCGACTGGCAAGCCGCGCGCGACAGCGTGGTCGGCCGGATGTGCACCGCAACCCTCGTGAACTCTGTGGAGACCTATTGATGCTTACGCTTGATCTGAAGAACGCGCCGCGCTGGCATGATCTTGCACCCGGCGTGCGGGTACAACTTCGCCCACTGACCACGGCCCTGATGGTTGCGACGCGCAGCGACCCCGGCGTGGAGGCGGTTCCCGAGGATGCTTCCGACGAGGAACGCGCTGTTGCCTTTGCCAAGGCGCTGGGACGGCGCGCCGTTCTCGCTTGGGAGGGCATTGGCAATGCGGACGGCAATCCCATCGATCCAAGCCCCCAGGCCATGGACGCGCTTCTCGACATCTGGCCGATCTTTGAGGCGTTCCAGCTGACCTACGTTTCCAAAGGCCTGCTGCTGGAACAGGAAAAAAACGTCTCCGCGCCCTCGCCGAATGGTCCTTCGGCGGGGGCGAGCGCTACTGCGAAGCCTGCGCGCAAGCCTGCCCGGACTGCCCGGCGCGGCTGAACCGACCAACCACCTTTGAAGGCTGGCAGGTCTGGGATCTGGTCGGTCGTCTCGGAGGTCAGCTGCGCATGCTGCCCGGTGCCGTGATCGGTTGGGACATGTCGGCCGCACTCGCGCTCGGTGACGCGCTTGATATCCCGCCCTTGGCCATGGCCGAGCTGCTGCCCGTCGTAGAGGCGGTGATGGTGGCCAAACTCAACGAACAGATGGAGCATTCCCATGGCTGAGAAGCGCGTTTCTGTCCGCCTTGCAGCCGTCGGCGGACGGCAAGTGCGCGCCGAGTTGGAAGGCGTGGGCGAAGCCGGATCGCGCGGGTTTGGACGTCTCAGCCGGGAGATGGAGGCGGCTAACGCACGGCTTGCGGCATTCTCGCGGCGCGTGCGGATTGCCGCTGTCGCAGCAGTGGCGGCGACTGCGGCCGCCGGTGTCGCCATGGTCCGCTCGGGTCTTCAGACGGTCGATGCGCAGGCCAAGCTCGCCGCGTCCCTCGCCACCACGGTTGCCTCAATCCAGACGCTGGAGCGCGCAGGCGATCTGGCGGGCGTCTCCATGGGGCAGGTCGAACAGGCAGCCCTGCAGCTGACGCGGCGGCTCAGCCAAGCCGCAGCGGGCACCGGACCAGCGGTCGATGCACTGAAGCGGCTGCAGGTCTCGGCCTCAGAACTGCAAGCGCTCCCGCTGGATCAACGCATCGCCCTGATCCAAGACCGGCTGGCAGAGTTTGTCCCTGAGGCTGAGCGGGCAGCGCTTGCCTCTCAGCTCTTTGGGGACCGGGCCGGTTTGGTGTTCACGCGGATCGATACCGCGACCTTGCGCCAGGCGACAGACGACGTGCGGGATTTCGGGGTCGTGGTCTCCGATCAGGATGCCGCCCAGATCGAGCGCACCAACGATGCGATCTCGCGGCTTGGCCTGATCTGGCGCGGCCTGTCGAACCAACTGGCCGTTGCTGCAGCCCCGGCGCTTGAAGCTGTCGCCGATGCAATGGCGGCGGTGGCCAATCGCACCGGACCCCTCGGCATCGCCATTCGCGGCCTCTTTGACAACATTGGCCGCCTGATCACCTACGCTGGCACGCTCGCGGGCCTTCTGGCCGGGCGCTGGGTTGCGGGCATGGCCGTTGCCGCTCTGTCTGTGCGCGGTCTTGCAATGGCACTTGTGGTGATGCGCGCAGCCCTCATCCGCACCGGAATAGGCGCGCTGGTCGTCGGCGCAGGCGAGCTGGTCCATCAGTTTACGCGTCTTGTCTCCGGCGCAGGTGGATTTGGCAACGCCATGGCCCTTCTGGGTGGTGTTGCAGCCGAGGTTTGGGACCGCATCAAACTGGGGGCTGCCAGCTTTGCAGCCTCTGCAATGGCGGCCTTTGCCAACGTTGAGGCGGCCTCAGTGACCGCGATGCAAGGCGCACTTGCAGGCGTCGTCGGGTTCGCCAATGGCGCGGTGAACAGTTTCGAGGGGGCGTTTGCGGCCATCAAAGCCGTCTGGGGTCTGTTGCCTGCTGCCATCGGCGATCTGGCGTTTCAGGCGGCAAACTCTCTGGTCTCGGGCGTTGAGGCAATGCTGAACGGTGTCACCTCCCGCATCAACGGCTTTCTCGGCGGGCTGAACACCGGGCTTGAGGCACTTGGGGTAGACAGGCGGATTGGGCTGATTGCAGATCTCGATCTGGGAGAGCTTGAGAACCGCTTTGTGGGTGCTGCGCGCCAGACCGCCAGTGCGGCACAAGATGCATTCGCCAGCGCGTTTGCGGACAATCCGCTGACCGTTCCAGATCTGGGGCTGACCGGAGCCGCTCGAGACGCCGCCACCTCTGCCGAGGCCTGGAGGCAGACAGCTGCCACGCTTGCCGACGGAGCCCTGCAGCCTCTGGCCTCCTTGGAGGCATTGCGCGCAGCAATGCGGGACACCGGACCCGAGGTTGAGGGTGCCTTGGACGGGGCAGCACTCGCAGCAGATCGGCTCAATGCGGCCTTGGGTGGGGATGACGCAAGCGGGCCAGCAGCGGCGCTTGAGGCGACGACGGCGGCCGCCGGGCGGGCCGGAGCGGCGATGCAAACTGCGGCGGATGTGGCAGGGCAGGCTTGGGAAACAGCGACCGATGCGCTGGCCCGCACAAAGGAGATCGCAAAGGGCCTCGCTGCAGATATCACCGGGCCGATCAAGGAGGCGCTGAAGTCAGGCGAACTGAGTTGGCAGAGTTTCGCGGGCGCGGTGTCAGGGATTGCCCAGAACCTCGCCAACCGCCTGATCGATACCGCCTTCAAGCCGATTGAGGACGCGCTGTTCCGCGCCTTCTCCGGGGCTGGCGCGGGCAGCGGTGGCGGTGGTGGTCTTTTTGGCGGTCTGACCAGCGCCCTTGGGGGTCTGTTCGGAATGGGCAGCACGTTCGCACGCGGGGGAGCCTTTGGGCAGGCAGGCGAGATCACAGCCTTTGCCAGCGGCGGCGTTATCTCAGGCGGGGTCGTCTCACGCCCGACCGTGTTTCCTTTTGCGCGCGGCATTGGCCTCATGGGCGAGGCAGGCCCGGAGGCGATCCTGCCCTTGCGCCGTGGCCGGGGTGGTCGGCTCGGCGTTGAGATGAACGGAGAGAGTGCCGGCTCCACTTCTCCTGCGATGTCGACAAAGATCATCAACGTGCTCGATCCGTCTGTCGTTGGCGACTACCTCGCCACGCCCTCGGGCGAACGCGCCATTCTGAACGTCATTCGCCGCAACCGCGGGGCGATCAATGCCTGAGCCCGAGGATCAGTCGCCGCTCTGGTCGTTCCCAGCAGCACAAGAAATCAGCGAAGTTCTGGAATGGCGCACAGACGTGCTGCAGGCGCGGGCTGGCGAGCAGCGCATTGCGCTGCGTCCCCGCCCACGCGAGATCGTCAGCCTCTCGCACCGCTGTGATGCGCTGAGCATGGCACGGGCGGCCGAACTGGCGCGGGCGGGCTTCGCCGGTGAATGGCTGGTGCCGCTCTGGCACATGGCGGTGCAGCCGGTCGCCGACCTCGCACAGGGTGCGACAGAGATCCTGATCGATACCAGTGTGTCTGACTTTCGGGCGCATGGTCTGGCGGCCGTCGCAGTCGATGGTGGCGATGCAGCGCTCGTGGAGATCACAGCCGTTCAGGCCGACCGTTTGATCGTCACCGAGCCGCTGGCCCTGCAACTGCCCGCAATGACAGTGGCGGCGCGACGCATCACAGTTGCCCCGGTCCGCGCGGGCGTGTCGATCTCCGCCTTTGAGGTCACGCGCCGCAGGCAAGGCGATGGGACAGTGCGCGCCAGCTTTCTGCTGTGGGACGCGCCCGATCTCGCTGCCCCAACATTGCCGACGTATCTCGGTCGCCCCGTCCAGATCGACCCGAGCCTCCTGCGCAGCCCGCTCACCGCCAGCCTGCGCCGCGCCGTCGAGTATGTCGACAACGGCTTCGGGCCGGTCATAATTGAGCCGCTGCGTGACCTGTTTGAGCGCAGTGAGGCGATCACTCTGAAGGCCCAAGGTCCCTCCGCAAGATGGGCGCTGCGCCGCTGGCTCTGGGCGCTGCGCGGTCGGCAAGCCAGCTTCTGGCTGCCAAGCTGGGGCCACGAGCTGCAATTGCGCGCGGCCATGACCTCGGGCTCAACCTTGATGCCCGTGGCCCCCGTCGCGCCGCTGGCCGCTTATGTTGGACGGAGGATCATGATTGAGATGCCCGGCGCGCTGCGGTTCCGGACAATCACCGCCGCCGTGGAGGAGGACCTTGATCATCGGCTGACGTTGTCCTCGAGCCTTGGTGAGCCGGTGGCAATGGGTACAAGAGCGCATTTCTTGACAGCGGTGCGGAGCGATGCCGACAGGGTCGAGATCAAGCATGCAGCGCTCGCAAGCGAAGTGACCCTGCCAGTCGTGGAGGTTGAAGGGTGAGGGTGAGCGCAAACCGAGGCTTCGGGTGTGGCGCTGCTAACAGCAGGAACGAGCCCACTTTAAGTGATGCCGCGCGTCGCACGAACGTCTGGTTGTCGAGGCATGGCCAAAAAACTGCCAAAACTAGACGGGGTTTTGCCAAGGGTTTGTGACACAAGAGTTTTCAATGATTTCGTGCGCCGTGCCTAAGGCGACAAAAACGACCGTTTTTGGCCTTGGAGCTTCAACGGGATGGGCGCGCGACTAACCCCCCTGCGCTTGCGCAAAATGCTCCGCTAGAGCATGGGTGGAAGCCAGAATTTCAACCTGCTGACCATGCAGCTCGCCAAACTCACTGCCCCGCAAGGCGGGGCTGATCCAGACGGAACAGCTCTGCGGCTCGATACTGAACAAGAACAGGTCAAACAGGCGGTGAATGTCCCGGCGGAGAAGGAGGCCGTTCGATGGCAAGTCACGACACGAAAGCCCGTCTTTGAAGGGAATGATGTGCGCGGCCTCGAGCGCTTCCGGCACGGTGCAGCCGGTCACGCAGCATTTCGTCCCGTAGCGCTGTATCAGAGCCTTACGGAATTTTCCTTGGCCTTGTCGGACTTCAGTGAGCTGCTGCCGATACTGTCTTTCAATATTGTCCCTGTTCTTCCCGATCTCGCGCTGAAGCTCCCGATCCTCGTATTTCAGCGTTTCATCAAACTTCTCTGCCGCGGACATGGTGAGCGTGACGCCTGCGGCCGACATGGCCTCATTTAAAGCTTCTTCGCCGCTGCCCAGCTGAATGATGGGCTTGCGATTGTCGTGCGCCCACTGGTGCCAAGCGCGGGGCGCAAAGCCCCAATCCACTACAAGCTGGCCATCATATTCAGCTAAGGCGTCCAGCCAGTCCTGATCGACGGCCTCGTTGTCGTCCTCGGGATTCTTTTGATCTTCGGCAAGCCATAGTCGCGGTAGGTGATCCGGATCCCACGGCCAACGGTCGAGTACTTCGGTCAGACCGACGAACACTGCGGTTGATGAACCGTTGGGCAAGGGCATGCTCGGCACAAAATGCGCAGCATAGCGCGGCGCGGTGCGGAAGGGGGAATTCGCCGCGCTCTGGATCGAAATGAAGCTCCCAAACCAGTCCCGACCCTGCTTCATCGCGGACAGACCGCGGCGATCATGACGAAGGAGCTTGGTCGCGGCGGCATCTATGCCAGCGCCAAGTAGAAGATCGGTAAAGTCCTTAGGGTTTGCCACTTCAAGCTCCTGAAATCCGCGCCTGACGATCACGTTACAGAAAGCCAGTTCTCTGGTCGACCCGTGGCGCGCCCGTATTCTGATCTAGTAGTTCGGCGAGCCTCGTTTAAGGGATTGGCCAAGGCTCCCTCATTCATAACGAGAGTTTGCGGGTTTGGATTTCATATTCAGTATTACCGGAAAAAAGGACCGTTTGTGACCGCCTGCCATTTTCCGGAAGCGGACATTCGTGCAGCTGCAGCGAAATCACACTTTGTCTTGCTCAGCAGACCTTACCACCGACCCCCGCGCAGGTCCGCAGGCACCCTTAAGCCACTTGATCGACCGGGCGCACCTGCCAGCCCAGTCCGCGTTGCGCCGAGATGCACCACAACATCGCCGAGGATGCAACGGACGCGCCTAATCCTAACCCCGGACACCCCCGCATGAGCTACGACGCAATCGAGGCCTCGACCGCCGAGGGCCGCCCGTATTTCCTCTATCAGTTCATTGAGGGCTCAGACGTCTGGCGCTTCACCAGCCGGGCCCAAGACTGGACCAGCGCCAGCAGCGACGGGGCCGAGATCATTTGGGATGCTGCGGCCATTGCCCACGGCGATGTGGTGCAAACCAGCGAGATTGAGCGCGCGCGCCTTGAACTGACCTGGCCGCTCTCGCATCCTTTTGCGCGCCGCTTCCTTGCGCCCTTGGGGTCCACACCGGTGACCCTGACCATTTTTCGCGGGCATGAGCAGGTGCTGGGCGAGACGGTGGCGCATTGGAAGGGCCGCGTCGTGGGCGCAGAAGTGGAAGGCCAACGCGTTATTCTGACCTGCGAGAGCGTCTTCAGCACCCTGCGCCGCGCAGGCGTGCGCGCCAAATACCAGCGTCTGTGCCGCCATGCCCTCTACGGGCGCGGCTGCGGCCTCGATATCGCGCTCCACTGGCAAACCGCAACCGTAACAGCCGTCTCCGGCACTGCGGTAAGCCTGCCTGAGGCCGCAGCTCATCCCGAAGGCTGGTATCGCGGCGGCGTGCTGCGGTTCGGGTCGCAACTTGGCTTTGTCACCGGCCATGCAGGCTCAGCTCTGACCCTCGCCCGCCCGATGCCGGATCTCGCAGCATCGCTGGCAGCCCCCGAGCTCGATCCCGAGACCGGCGCGCCGCTGCCCGTACTGGTCGATCTTGCCCCGGGCTGTGATCTGCGCGCCGCAACCTGTGCAGCCAAATTCGCCAACCTTGCGAACTTCGGCGGCTTTCCCGAGATCCCCGGCCGCAATCCCTTTGGCGGTGGCTCCATCGTCTAACGCGCGTGCCGCGCGCTTCCCTTAACAACACTTGAGCACGCCACATGGCATGGACCTTTATCGCACGGCTCGTTCTCGGGCTCGTGCTCTCGGCGATCTCTTATGCGCTCAGCCCGCGTCCAAAGTCTGAGACCCCCCAAGCTGGCGGGCTTGACGACGTCTCGCTGCCCACCGCCGAGGAAGGCAGACCCATCCCGGTGATCTTCGGCACCGTGCTGATCACCGGACCCAATGTCGTCTGGGCCGGACATCTCAGGGTTGATCCCATCCGCAAAGCAGGAGGCAAGAAGTGACCCGTGTGACCATCCAAGACGTGCGCGCCGCGCGCTACTGCCTCGCAGGCGTGCGCCCGTGGTTTGTCCGGCACGGGCTCAGCTGGCAGGCTTTCCTCGACGCAGGGCTTGAGGCCGAGCAGCTGCGGGCCACCGGTGACGCCTTGGTGGACCCGGTGATCGATGCGGCCATCGCGCGCGAGGCTAGTGGGCAGGCAAGCACCCACTCAAACGCACAGGACAGCTCCCATGGGCGGGTCTAGCAACTCCCAAATCGTCGGATATCGCTACGCCCTCGGCGCTCATCTTGCGCTGTGCCACGGGCCGGTCGATGCAATCCGCGAGATCCTCGTGGACCGGCGCACCGCATGGTCTGTCACCACCGGGGGTGGCTTTACCGGTGGAGGCGCTGCTGTCGAGACCCGCATCGGCACGGTCGCAGCCATGGCGGCCACCGCGGCCCTCGCGGGCGATGCAGGGGCCACAATCAGTTTTCCGGGAACGCTTGCAGGCATGCGCATCGCGCGCGACTACCGCCTGGGTCTCGCAAACGGTGCGTCCCAGACCATCACACTGCAGAGTGTCGCGTTTGATGCCGCAAGCAACGTCACAACCTGGTCGGTCGCCCCACAAGCCCTGAGTTTTGCCGCTGGATCGGTTGACGTCCGCGAGCTTGCCCAAGAGGCCAGTTCCTCCGGCGCAGTCGGGGGGCGTATTCGGATCGATGCGCCGGATCTGTTTGGGGGCGACAGCCGCGAGGGCGGCATCGTTGGCAATGTCGATGTGCTCATGGGCGGGCCGGCCCAACAACAGAACGACTATCTCGCCGCGCGCATGGGCGGGGACGTCCCCGCCTACCGGGGGCTCTGCAGCCTTGTGTTGCGGCAGGTCTATCTCGGGATCAATCCCTACCTCAAGCCTTGGGCCGTGCGCGTCACCCGCGTACTGGCTAGCGAAGCGGGTGCTGCGCAATGGTATCCGCAGACCGCCCCCATCGTGCCAGAGGCCAGCATCTCGGATGCGGCGATCTATGTAGCGCTCGATGCCTCGGGCTCGATGACCAGCACGCGCAGGGCCGCCCAAGTTGCAGGGGTCACAGCCTTACTGCGCGAGATCAGTGCGGGCGCAGATCCCGACCGGCCCAATGATATGCGCATCGTGCTGTGGAACACCGCCGTCGTGGACGCCATCGAGCGGCGCGACATGGTCTTGGAGGATTATAGCGCGCTGAGCACCTGGTTGATGCAACCCAGAGGTGGGTCGGGCGGGACCAGTTTCGACGCAGCCTTCGTCGGGGCCGGCGCTTTTTTTGACGGTGCAGGATCAAAACGTCGGATCGTGATCTTCGTGACCGACGGGTTGCCCGCCCCTGCATCTTCCGTTGATGACGCCCACGCTATCATCCGCACGCTGCCCCCCGTCGATATCTTCGGCTTCAACATCGCCCTTGCGGATACAAGTTCCACCGAGCGCATCGATAACACCCCCTTTGACGGCGTGCCGGTCATCCCCCCTGGCAACCCAGAAGCCCTGGTCGCCTCCCTGCGCGGTGCCTTCGGCAACGGGCCCGACATGAACCCGGCCCATATCATCCGCGAGTGCCTGACCAACCGCGACTGGGGGCTGGGGTATTCAGCCGTCGAGATCGGGGCCAGTTTTACCGCAGCCGCAGATACACTCTACGGCGAGGGCTTCGGGCTATCGCTGATCTGGCAGCAGGATACATCCGTGGAAGCGTTCATCGCGCGCATCCTCGATCATATCGACGCCACGCTCCTGATCGATCGCCGCACCGGACTCTGGGAGCTCAAACTGATCCGTGCAGATTACGACCCGCAGATGATCCCGGTATTTGACGAGACCAACGTCATCGACTGGGGTCGCCTCGGACGGCGTGCGGCCGCAGACCTGATCAACAGCGTCACCGTGCGGTTCACCGATGCATGGACCGACGATCCCGGGGCGGTCAGCGTGACCGATACCGCGCGCGTCCAGACAATGGGCGAAGTGATTGCGACCACGCTTGAGTATCCCGGCATCCGCTACCAAAGCCTTGCCGTGCGGGTGGCCGAACGCGATCTGCGCGCCCTGTCGGCCCCACTGCTGTCTGGCGAGATCGTCGTCAACCGCACAGGCGCGGATCTGGCTCCCGGCGATGTAATCCGTCTGCGCTCGGACCTACTTCGGCTTGCAGATGTGGTTATGCGCATCTCCGAGATCGGCCAGGGCGACGGGCGCGACAACGGCATCCGGCTCAAGATCGCCGAGGACGTCTTTGCTCTGGGCTCCACCGCCATGGTCGGAGGGCAGATGCCCGCAGGCGCGGGTCTCGCAGTTCCACCACGAGCGCTGATGCGACGGATGGTTGAAGAGGCCCCGTATTGGCTGCTGGTGCGCGCGCTTGGCCACAGCGATGCCGACCGTATCCTTACCGACGACCCAGACGCAGGCGCGCTGGTGGCCACCGGCGAGCGCCCAAGTGCGGACGCGCTAGCCGCAGAGCTCTGGATTGATCCGGGCACTGGCGCACGCGCATCAGGCACCGCGGCATTCGCCCCGACAGCCCTGCTGGCGGCGGAGGTGTCCGGTGATCCCGAGGCGCGCGTAATCCTCGTTACGGACTGGCAAGATATCGGCGAGGTCGGGATCGGCACGTTGGCCGCTATCGGCGGCGAGCTGGTGCGCATTGACGGCATTACCCCGCAGGCGATTACCGTGGGGCGTGGATGTCTCGACACCGTCCCGCAAGCCCATAGTGCAGGTGCGGCCGTGGTGTTTTTCGACGAGGTCGCACAGATCACCGATGAGGCCTGGGCCGCAGGCGAGACCCTTGCGGTTCGGCTTCTGCCCGAGACCGGGCGCGGCACGCTGGCCTTTGCGCTCGCCCCTGAGGACACGGTGACGCTAGTGCGCCGTGCGCTGCGCCCGCTGCCACCGGGCCGGGTGCAGGCCAATGGCAGCTATGCCCCGGATCCGCGCGCGCTGATTGACGGGGATGTTGCGCTGACCTGGGCGCACCGGGACCGGCTGACCCAGACCAGCCCGGTGATTGCAGACTATACCGCCGCCTCCATCGGGCCGGAGCCGGGGGTTGGCTATGTCTTGGAGATCCGCTGGGTTGATCCGGATACCGGCGCGCAGATCGCCCTCCCTGCGGCGGTGATGGATCTCGGAACGGCCACCAGCCGCACTCTGACTTTTGAGGACATCCCGGATGAGACAGCACCCGACCGGGTGGTTGAGATCGACGTGATGGTGCGCGCCCGCAGGAGCGTGGGCGGGACCTGGATTTACGCACGCGCGCACCGAACCATGCGCTTTGCCGCGCCCTTCGCCGCTGGGTGGGGCGCGGCCTGGGGCTTTAACTGGGGCGGCTAAGCTACCGGCTCTCTCCCCTACTCCCTCTGACCTGCTCCCCTGTGATCTGATCACCCTTATCTAACGAGGACGATATGCCGGAACGGATTCTGCCGGGGCTGGGGCTGCGCGCCTTTTATGAGCCCGGCCAACGCAATTGGGGCGAGAGTATCAGCGAGGACCTGCGTCTGGTCTCCGCCTTGGTGCAGGCCCGCGCCCTGTCGCGCAGCACCTCGCTGCCCGCGAGCGGAAGCTTGGGCGACATCTACATTGTCCCGGCAGGTGCGCTGAGCGAGGCCAGTGCCATCGCCCTTTGGGACGGCACACCGGGTGCGGAGGCTTGGGTTTATCTTACGCCAGAGCCCGGCTGGGAGATCTGGATCCTCGATGAAGAGCTGCGGGTGCGGTTTACCGGGTCGGCTTGGGTCGATCTTCCGCGCCTCGGTATTGTGCAGGTCCGCGCGCTGATTGGCACCGCGCATACCCTGGAGCTCATCGATACCGGTAGCATCCTTGAGACCACCGGGGCCTCCGCCGTGACCATCACGATCCCCGATGAGGCGACCGTGCCCTTCGCAATCGGCACGCTGATCAACCTCACCCAAGCCGGGGCCGGGGTGGCAACGGTTGAGGCCGCCGCTGGGGTGTCGCTCAATGGCATCACGGCCGGATCAGCCGCCCTTGAGGTCCAATGGTCCGGCGTGGCCCTGACCAAGCGCGGGGCGGATGCCTGGATCATCCAAGGCGCGCTCGCCGGAGCCGTCGCTTGAGCCTTGCAGTCATTACCGCAAAACTGCCCGAGAGGAGGGCGTATCCATGAGCCTTCTGATGCAGCGCGCCGCAATCCTCGCGCAAGGCACAGCGACTGTGCCACCCCCGGTCAGTTCCGACAGCGCGTGGGAGTTGGACGCCACCCGCACCCCTGCTGGCTACACGCTCTCCGACAGCGACCAAACCGCCCTCAACACCGCAGGCGGCAGCGACTATCGCCGCTGGGTTCCAAGTGCCAAAGCCATCACGCCCGCCGATGGGCGGCGCTACTGGGAAGTGGCTTGCGCCCCGGGCGGGGCCGACAGCTTCGATGGCTATATGGGCGTAATCCCGGCCGCGCAGCTGGAGGCCTATGACAGTGGCATCCATCCCATCACCCAAGGCGCAATTGGCTGGCGCGGAGATGGCGCGCTTTGGTCCTCGGAGACCGCGAGCGCCGTCCAACGCCTGAGCGGCCTGCCAAGCTTTGGGGCGGGGGATGTTCTAATGTTTGTCCTTGATCCCAGCGATGCACGGCTCTGGACCGGGAAGGACGGCGTCTGGCGCGATGATCCGGTCGCGGGTGCCCCGACATGGACCGCAGGCGGCAGTGCGGCCTTCTATCCCTACATCCAAGGCCGCGATCCCGGCGATGGCGGCACGCTGCGCTCGCTGGCCAGCCAGTTTGCCTATCCCGTTCCCTTCGGGGTTGAGCCCTTGGGGCGGACCGATCCAACGCTGCGGATCCTTCAAGCCCACAGCTTCCTCGAGATCGGCTGGGACAGCGCGCTCAGTATCGCCGCCCTTGAGCCCTGGCGCGATCTGGGCGGTGGGGCCCATATCACCGCCGCCAGCAGCGCCGTCTATCTCGAACAAGGCGGCAGCGCTGCGCTGAGCGCTGCACAGATTGACCTTTTTTTAGAACTGGAGTTGCCATGAGTTACGTCCTGCATCTGGGCCATCAACCTGCCGATATCTCTGGCATCAACGGGCTGTTGGACACCACACCGCTGGGGTTTGATCCTGCCTTGGATGTCAATTGCATCCGCTTCATCGGGACCCGGACGCTTGGGGCACCGTTTTCTTTTGCGGTCCCGGAACCTGTCGGCGATCTCTGGTTGGGCTTTCGCTACGTGACGCCCAACAGCGACGCCAATAGCATCAGCTCATTCACCGCGAGTTTTTTGGAGCTTTATGATGGGGCGGGATTGATGCTGGCCCAGGTCAAACCAAGCAGCGTCACAAGCCGGTATCACGCCATCGCCCATGGCGACGCGGCGGTCCAAGGTGCCTCCAGCTACACTGCCCCCAGCGGCCAGCCGCAATGGATCGATCTGCGGGTGGCTGTCGGGGCCGAGATCACCATCGATTTCTACGTCGATGGGGTTCTGCACAGCACGGCCACCGCGCCCAACTCTGCGGCCAAAGGCAAGCCCCGCACAATCGTCTTTGCAAACACGGCCCTGCACGCGATCTCGGCCTCACGGGTCTGGTACTACGCCCATATCGCCGCCCTCGACGGGGTCTCGACCATCGGACGACGCTTTGTGCGCCGCAGCCCGGATGCGTTGGCCAGCTTTAATGAGATGGTTGGCAGCCTCGATGCGCTCAAGGACGGTGATATTGCCACACGGGTTGCGAGCACCACCGCTGGTCAGCGCATGTCCTTCTCGCTGACCGGGCCAACCGGGCCCAGCGCGGTCTCGGTGATTGCAGGCGTGCATCTCAAACAGATTGCCCAAGCCGGCACTGGCGGGCCCACTGCCACGGCAGGGTTCCTGCGCATGGGCGGGGTAAACCATGATGCGAGCGCGGTGAGCGTTCCGAGCATTGCGCCAACCCCGGTCTATTCCAGTTGGGCGCTCAATCCGGTGGGGGCGGCTGCGTGGACCAGCGCCACGCTGCCAGCGGAAGTTGGGATCGTGTCGGCATGAGCCCACGCCGCTCCGGGCAAGGCCATGTCCGCATGCCCGACGCCGAGTTCGAGGCGCTGTTGGCCCGCGCCGCCCAGCAAGGCGCGCGGCGCGCGCTGGCCGATGTCGGGCTCGACGGTAAGGACGCCGCCCTCGATATCCGCGACCTGCGGTCTTTGCTCGACTGTATTCGCTTTGTGCGCCGCACGGCTGTCCAGACATCCGTCCATATCATCACCACAGGCGTGATCCTGGCACTGCTGGCCGGGATTGCCGTGAAGCTCAAAGTTTTTGGGGGTGGGCCTTAGAGGCGCGCGTCCCCTGGTTTAGCGGTCGGTAGCGGCCCGCTTCCCAGTTCAACCGCCAAGTTCACCCCCACGCCCTGAACCCGCTCTTCGGTGGGGGTGAGTGCCGCGCTCTCGCCCTACGGGGCGGACGTGACGCCTCGCTGAGCCGTCTCGAGCAACGAACGCCCCGAGCCCCTGCGAGGGGCCGGGATAGCAATTCCAATGGAGGATACCATGAGCCCTACCTTCTACGCCCACTGGCGCAATGTGCCCGAGCAAGCCTGGCGCTGGCGCAACTTCTCGCCCGCCGAGATTGCCTGCCGCGGCACCGACAAGCTGCTGCTCAACGGACCTGCGCTCGACAAACTGCAGGCGCTGCGTGACCTCCTCGGCAAGCCGCTGATCCTGCGCTCGGCCTATCGCAGCCCAGAGCACAACCGCGCGATTGAAGGGGCACTGAATTCGAAGCACATGCGCGGGGCCGCGTTTGATATTGAGATGGCAAACCATGATCCCGTCGCGTTTGAAGCAGCCGCCCGAGAGGTCGGGTTCCTTGGGTTTGGCTTTTATCCACGCTCGGGCTTTATCCATGTCGATTTGGGACCAGACAGATGGTGGGGCACGCGCTTCGCCGTCCGTGCCAGCGCCTTCGCCGCAGAAAAGCCCCTCGCCCGTGAGGTGCTTGCAGGCAGCCGCTCCCTGAAGGGTGGCGGAGCTGCGGGTGTGGCAACGCTGGGGGCTGCAGGCGTTGAGGTCGCCCAAGGCGTGCTTGCCGAGGCGCAGGGGGCGATCCTGCCGCTGGTGCCGTACCTCGACACCCTGCGCTGGGTGTTCATCGCGGTGGCCCTCGCAGGTGTTGTCGTGACGATCTACGCCCGGTTTGATGATTGGCGCAGGGGGCAGCGATGATCGCAACGTTGTTCGGCGGGATTATTGCCAGCCCATGGGCGCGGGCCGCCCTGCGCTACGGCGCGATCGCGGCTGCAGTCCTGTTGTTCTTACTTTCAATGCGCCGCGCCGGAGAGCGCACCGGGCGGCTCGCAGAACGCCTTGAGACCACGGAGAAAGCCAATGACGTACAACGCAGAATGCTGGAGGCGGCGGCGCGCCGCCCTCGTAATCGGGGCGAGCTGGTTGACCGGTTGCGCGGGGGTGGGTTTTGA